CTGTATTAGACGGTTTAAGACTTGGTACAGTTCTTGGTAAGAAATTACAAGTTAGAAATGAAGAAAGAACACTTAAGTGGACTCGTCAAGATTCAGGTCGTATTGACAGAAGATTAATTGCTGAATTAGGTTTTGGTAATGAGAATGTTTTTCAGTCGACATTTACAGAAAAATATGATGATGCTTTTCTTCATATTTCAATCGATGCATCAGGTTCTATGGGTGGAGAAAAATGGTCAAACTCAATGAAATCAGCGGCTGCAATGTGTAAAGCTGCTTCTATGGTTGGTAACATTCATGTTCAAGTTAGTATTCGTACAACACACGGTCGTAGAGAAACTAAACCTCTTATCGCTATAATTTACGATTCTAAGGTTAACAAGATTGTACACATCAAGAAATTTTGGAAGCATTTAGATGCAACTGGTACTACACCCGAAGGTCTTTGTTTTGAAGCTATCGAAAAGCAAATAGTTGCTGATTCAAATGGTAGAGACGCATACTTCTTAAATCTTTCAGACGGTATGCCTTACTACGGTGGTGGTGAAATGTATTACTCAGGTGAAAAAGCTCTTAAGCACACCGCAGATAAAGTTAAGTATTTCAAAAACAACATGATCAAAGTTCTTAGCTTCTTTATCACCGATGGATACGATAGAAGAGATACACTAAGAGATTTTAGAAAAATGTACGGTAAAGATGCGGTACAAATTGATCCAACAAGTGTAGTGTCACTAGCAAAAGTATTAAATGCAAAATTTTTAGAGGCTTAATAGTGATTGTCTAGATATTTATTATCGATACGTTTGGAGTATACATCGTTAATCGGAACGGGTTCAAATACTCTACAATCCAAAATTGAGGTATATACGTGAACGCTAAAGATAAACAAGATTTAGAACTAGTACATTATAGGTTAGATGAACTTGATAAGAGAATGCAAGATATGAAGGTTATTATGAGAGACGATCATAAAGAAGTTATTACAGATTTCAAATTTATTAAAGAAAATTTATTTAATCCAAACGAAGGGTTATGGGCAGAAACAAAATTAAATACAACATTCAGAATGAATTCACAGAAGTGGAGAGGTGTGGTAGGTACAGGTTTTGTAGCACTGATAATTGAAAGAGTTTGGGGAATATTCACGAGTTAAGGAGTCACAATGTACGGTGCAATTAGTTATACACCACCAAAGTGGACGGAGAAAGTTCATTTCGGTTATACGATGGCAAGATGTTCAGAAATTGCCTATTTAGATAATACAGAAGCAAAAAAAGAGTATAAACGATTAGGGTTTACTGCTCATAGATTTTTTGATGAGGATGGAGCACAGTGTCACTGTACGTGGAACGATGAATGGTTTGTTATCGCATTTAGAGGAACACAAGGTAAAGAGTGGAGTGATATTAAAGCAGATCTTAGTGTTGATTCAGTTGATGCTAAGGGATTTGTTGGTCGCGTGCAGACTGGATTTCAACATGAGTTGGATAAGCTAATACCAAAATTGTTTAAATTTATAATGAAGAAGTATGATCAGAACCGCAAGATCGTATACACCGGTCATTCTTTAGGTGCTGCGATGGCCACACTTGCGGCATCTAGAGCTGAGACACATGTTGATAGTTTATTTACGTACGGTTCACCACGAGTTGGTAATGAAAAATTTGTAAGTAGTTTGTCTTATTTACCCCATTTTAGATTTGTAAACAATGCTGATACCGTTACAAAGGTACCATTCAGACATTGGGGATACCGTCACCATGGAGAGTTGAGATATATAGATGCTAAGGGTGATGTTGATGCTAAATCACATGTGTGGTCTAGATTTTGGGATAGAATTATTGGAAGATTGGATGGAATATTAAATAGGAATTATTTTGATGGTGTTTCTGATCATTCATGTTCGAATTATTGTGAGCACTTACAAAAGTATGAGGAAGAGTATATTAAAGGAGAAGTATGATGCCGAAAGCAAAGAAAAAAGCCGGATTTAAGGTTAACGAATCGGATATTAGAATTTCAGCGAAGAGAACATCTATAAGACGAGAGACTGCTGATAGAAGAAGGAATAGCAATCCTGGTGATGTCTTTTGGGCAAAGGTCATTAATGGTTTTGAGAATTTCTTAAAATCACCATGGAGCAAATGATGGCAATTAAAATAGTAGCAGAGAGAGTACCACCTGGAGACAGATGGGTACTTACAGATGAAGTGATTCAACCGCATGATGAACAGGTTGTGTTAACGTCTCTAACTGATTGTCTGAACGAGATATTTAAGACTACGGGTGATAGAGTTTTTACAGTCGATGCAGGTAAAGGGAATGTTTCTGTTGAAGAGGAACGAACACGAGGACCAAGAGTGTGGGACTTATACGGTGAAAAATCAGACGACAAAGAAATACTCAGCGGTTGATAAACCAATGTACGTGTTTTCTCTACCCGTATTTGAAGACAAAGAAGTTATTGAAGATAGAGATTGGAGAATCTTAGAAGAGTGGGTTATAATGATGTACGAAGATAGATTTGATTTAACAATGTTAATGTTAGCGAGGGCATAATGAAACATGAAGACTATAGGAAACTGATGAGGACACCTTTCGACGAGTTGTCAGCAGAAGACCAAGAGAAACGAACTAATGAATTTCTTAGACGAATGGAATTAGCATCATCGTTTTTATCACAACTTAAAGATGGTAAAATCCATGATGAGTTTGTAGATTTGATAGAAGATGATGATCCGATGAAGGAAATGATAGAAGTAGTAAAAATAAAAGCAAATGATAATATAGGAGCAGAAGCATGAATTTGACTTGGTTTTATTTACATGTAGTATTAGCAACAATAATACTATATAAAGATTACGATGGTACTCTTGAAGAGTCATTAGATAAATTCGAACAGTCGATAGGGTTGTATACACCACCAGATACTATCGATGCAACACCACCGTATTACATACCACCAATTAGTGAGGAAGATGAAAATGCAGAACGAAGTTAATGTGAATCAACAACAGTTAGATCCAAGTAAGATGTCTGTTGTTAAGTGCAAAGAATGTGATCATGATTTGTGGGAACAAAAATTTGAGATACGTAGAGCATCACCTATTACATCACCTACTGGACAGGAAATGTTTGTACAGATTCCTATGATGGTGTGTAGCAGTTGTGATGTACGGTATCCAGTTAAAGGTGATTTATCGTGAAATATTCTCCCGAGTACTATGAAAAAATAGAACAGTATAAACGTGCTCATACGGAGGGTATGTACACTCGAGGTAGTAGGGACCCAGCCGATAAAATTCCACGAAGAGTAGTTGCACCTTCTATAACGATGCAAGGTGAAGGAATAATGCGGAATGCTAGCTATTTTGCTAACACTACTGTTATTACTCGCATGTTAGGTGGTGAAAGATTTATTAACAGTGTACTAGATTACGGTAGTGGAAAGCCAGTTCCACTTACGTTTACACCAGGTAAAGCTGGAGAGTATGACCCTTCACGAGCAGCTTCTGAGGGTAAGAAGACTCGAGACGATAAACATGTACAAGATTTTTTATATCCACAAAACCAACAGGATTTTATAGAGTATATCGGTGTTGGTAATAATTTCTATCAGTGGGATCCAGCAATACCAGGAATAGATGATCCTCTTCCACCAGGTGCACAGTGGGATCAAGTGTGGTGTTCGGATGTTCTAGAACATATACCAGAACAAGATGTGGATGCAGTACTTGATGATTTATTTGCTCGAGCTCGTATATCATTAGTGATATTGATTAGTGCTAGTCCAGGAAAGCAGATGTTTAGGGATGATGATTACGAATTCGACTATCAGGGAATGAGGGAAGAAGGGGAAGATTTATACAATATTCAACACGTTCCTGAATCGGATAGACAATCACTAAAAGCTGGTGATGATCTTCATTGTACGGTACGGGATGCTAAATGGTGGATAGATAAGATAAATAAACAAGCAAGGGCAAGGAATTGGCAAGATGCAGACGGAAAGTTTTTAAGATGTTCTATTAAAACTGGTCCTGATCAAAAGGGAACGACTTCAGTTCGAGAGACTAGATGGTTTGGAAAGAATCCTAAAGGACTAACACCGGATACTATGCCAGTGATACAGCGGCAAGGTCAGTGGTGGGAAGATTTTGATAGGATACTGATTGAAAAGAAAGTATATGAGATGGCACGGTTTCCAACGTATCGATATGAACAGTGGCCGAAAACTCCTCCGAAAAGGGGTCACGGCAATATGATATACTGGAAAAAGACTGATATGAAAAATCATCAAGCTGGTAAGGCAGCACAGCATAAACCCGGTTCTTGGGAATCATCACGAATAGATAAACCATCGAATAGAAAGAGGAATGCAGACGGTACAATAAAATGAGATTTGCATTGAAAATACTAAAGTACTTTTTAATATCATTCTTCGTTCTATCAGCAGTAAGAGGACAGTATGCGGTAGGAGATACGATAGATAATTTCAGTTTGGAGATTTGTGAGAATGGAGAAGGTACATGGGAGTATCATCAAGATGGTGTAGGTAATGTTGTATGGATGAATCTCTTCACGTCATGGTGACCAAGCTGTCAAGCGGAGGCTCCGTTGTCTGAAAATATGTGGCAAAATTATCAAGACCTACCGGTAGTAGTAATGGGTGTAGGTAGTGATTGGAGTACTTACTCTTGTGAAGGATGGGTTAATGCATTTGGAATAACATATCCAATGTTAGATGATTACGCTTCAACGGTTTATTGGTTATTCGGTGATGGGTATATTCCGCATAACGTTATACTAGATCATCAAGGTGTTGTACTGTATTCACAATCAGGATTTAATTCAAGTGCTATTATAAGTGTCATTAACAGTGCATTAGATAATATAGATGCCGATAATGATGGTGTTTATAATGGTAATGATAACTGTCCAGATGATTACAATCCAGAACAAGAAGACGAGGACGGTGATAGTATCGGTGATGCGTGTGATCCATGTAATAGTTTAGTATTTACCGGTGGAGATTTAAATACCAATCTAACACTTGATATAGCTGACGTCTTACTGTTGGTCAATATACTAATAGACGGTGAAGGACCACAGTGTCAAGTAGAATCAGCTGATATGAATGCTGATGGATTAATAAATGTTTTAGACGTTATAACAATGGTTCAACTAATATTGAACGGTACTGAGGAACAAGCATTGAGATATTTGGAAGAGAATTTTGATTACATCCCAATGACAACGATCGAGTACGAACAACGATGAACGGTCGCGAAATTTTTAACGGTCCGCGTTTCTCGTATATATCACCCAGAGGAGGGTAAAGCATGAACACACGCTCTCGTAAAGATAAGCCGAGATTCCCAAATCTCACAGAGCAGGAACAAGCCTCGATTCACGCATTCAGCGAGATAACCGATGGTATAGATAAGATGATGAACGATATGAAGGACACACGAGAGGCTCGCAAGGTCTCGAAGTACAATCGATACATCTCATGGCTTTGGGAGGTACCTATTAGTATTTTAATAACCGCGTTACTCACGTTTACAATAATCACGTTAGCAGTGGCTACTTTACTGGTCAGCTCCGTAATATTCGTGTGCACGCTTACGGTAACCATAACCGCGTACGCCCTCGACGAGTGTACACACAGCGTAAGGAAGATATGGAAAACTTAAGAAGACCGCTACTCGAAGTACTCAAAGACGCTTGGACCGATGGACCCCAAGGTACCGATTGGCTCGTCTACACGGTAGCCGGAATACTGCTATACAAGGCAGTAAGGTACGTTATACACATACTAACGAGTAACTAGTTACGATCACCGGAACTGCACCAAGAGTCCTGATATAGTCATGGTCGACGATGTTATTTAAAGTAATGTATACTTATGGGTAGCTATATCCTACGTCTGGTGGTTGATCTAGGTACTGTGCGCGCTGTTGTGGTAACTGTTTTCCCCACCCAAAGTATGTATATATGGCAAACAAGTATGACATTATGACACCAAAATACCTTACAAAAAAGCAAGTTGCTGAGCTCATGCACTGCTCGATAAAGACCGTGGACCGCTACCGCCGGGCCGGGATCCTACCGTACATAAAGATGGGTAACACGAGCAATGCGAAGGTACTGTTCGAAGAGCAGGACGTGGCAGACTTCATGGCGCGGCGGAAGTATAACAGCGGGCTGCGTGTACACGGAGAGGGCTGGGACTACAACTCTGGCTTCAAGCCGGGAGGAGAGCTGGTATCTGGTAGTCGGGGAACCAGCGGATCCAGGGACTATATCGGCATGGAAGACTATACCGACGTACCGCCAGACTGGTAAATTATTTTCGCTTTTGTGAAAATAAACATGTACTTATACCGGTTTTTACGTGTATATTCTTATAGAACAAATGACTAAATAATAAGCAACTAGAGGTTACCATGACAAACAACATTATAGTAAAAATTGAATCTGTTTCAGCTACTCGTACCAGGGCCGTAGCGGCCGATGGCACGGATTACTCAGCTGAGATGCCTTCATACAAGCGTAAACAGATCTTAGCCGAGACCGGTTATGCTGTTCGCAAGGAAGGTAGCACTGGAAGAGTCTTCTGGCGTCCAGTGTCTGAAGCTGACTACAACGCTACAAGAGCTGTGGAGACTACGGTTGATGATACTCCCTCGGATCATAAGGAGATTACCAACTATATTCACACATCTTATAAACTTAAGCCTCGCGGCCTGATGATGAACGAGATCAAGTGGAAGTATCTCGTCAGGTCTGCCGTAAGAGGTAAGAACATTATGATGACAGGTCCCGCCGGGTGTGGTAAGACTATGGCTGCTAAAGCTTTAGTCACGTCTCTCGACAGACCTGATTTCTACTTTAACATGGGTTCTACACAGGATCCTAGAGCTTCCCTCATCGGGAACACCCATTTCAATAAAGAGACGGGTACCTACTTCTCAGAGGCCCTCTTCGTGAAGGCTATCCAAACTGAGAATGCAGTGATACTTTTAGACGAGTTATCCAGAGCTCACCCAGACGCATGGAATATTCTAATGACGGTCCTCGACGAAGGACAGCGTTACCTTAGACTGGATGAAGCAGAGGGTCAGTCTACGATCGAAGTGGCAAAGGGTGTCACATTCATCGCAACAGCTAACATTGGTAACGAGTATACCGCAACTCGAGTAATGGATCGGGCGTTAGTTGACAGGTTCACCCAAATTGAAATGGATGTACTTAACCAGGATGATGAGACAACGCTCTTAACAATGATTTATCCAAACGTCAAGGAAGACCTTATTGGTAACGTTGCCGAGTTTGCGTGGGTAACCAGAGTAGAGGCTGGTAACGACGAAGGTAAGCTCAGCACCCATATATCCACTAGGTCAACCGTAGAGATTGCAGGGTTGCTGTACGACGGGTTCAGCCTAGCCGAGGCAGCAGAGGTAGCAGTACTACCCAAGTTCGACAACGCTGGTGGCCTCGAGTCAGAGAGAACCTTCGTAAAGCAGTTACTGCAGAAGTACACCGCAGACGGATCTGCCGAAGAGCTGTTCGCGGACGCAGACGAAGAGGAGTTAGACAATTAATGTGTGTAGCTGGTAACCTCACACTGGGAGCGACGGGTGGTAGCGATGCCACCCCAGCTCTGCACACAGACCGGGTGCCCGGCGGAAATCGGAAACGATTATCGTTTTTTTTCTGGCGCCCAATCAATATTACCACCACTAAGGTTTTGAACCCCAAAGGTAATATATACAACAACCATATAATATGGGGTGGCAGCAGAATGGTCGCTAAGAATTCAAGTCCCGGTCAGGAGGAGGGAGGAAGAGGAATAACTGTCCCAGTTCCCTCCTCGCCGGGCAACCCATTATTTTGTAACTCAATTGGGAGTCCAGTCGACCGGTCAGATATGGAAGGTTCGAGTCCTTTGCAATTGTGTCCATCCCACAACGCTCGCCGCTTGGATGGCTCTGTTGAGTGCGGTGAGTGATATGACTGAGTTTGAATCGGTAGCTTGTAAGGTTTTGGGAATCGTTATATTCCTGTTGTTAGTTATACTGTGGGTACAGCTCTGAAGGTAACTAATGTAGTAGGACCTGAGAGACGTAAGTCTAAGGCTAGGCTCAAGAGAGTTGCTCAGTTGACTAAACCTATGGCTAGACCCAAGTACATGACCAATAACGTAGCCGAAGTTACTAGACCGTATTGGAACCAGCCTATCAGTGGTATCTGTTACGATACTGTTTGGGAACTGGCCGAAGCTATTATACCTGGGGTGTACTGTCATGATAAGCTTAGTAAGCGGAATTTTTACAAGATGAGTAGGGAACAGAACTTTCATTTACGGAGCCTTGACAAGTTAGAGCTTAGGATGCTTGATTGGGCCAGACATGTGGATTATAACCAGGCGGATCCTGAGTTCCGTGAGTTTGCTGAGGACGTGGATTACGTACAGCACGGGCAGAAACTGCTCTTTAAGAGAGCTGTGCAAATCTTCTCTAAGGTGGACAAGCAGAAGTGTAACGAGCTGTACAAGAAGTACTGGCTCCCAATAAAGGTACATCACAGTTATACTAAATGAAGCTATCAGAATACTGTATGCTCCCAGAGGAGGAGAGAATTAAGATGAGTCAACGCTTGGCGTTTCACGAGCTACTGGATGGTAACAAGTTTGAAGGTACTTCCCAAACTACCCAGCAAGGTGAGAAGACTAAGAAGCTTATCCTTAGGATCATTAAGTGGGGTGAGGTCAATAGAGTTCGTAGAGCTCAGTTTGATTACCTACTATCTGACGCCTTCAAGGAAGATTTACATAGGGCCGTTGTCATAGATGGACTGGCCAACACACAAGCTGGTATCTCCAGGGTTGAGAAGAAGGAAGCTAACGAGCTGTGGAACAAGTATGCTAGGAATAACAGACATACATGGCAATCTAGTATAGATGCCGAGGGGATAACACGCAAATTTTAAACGAAGATATATCGCATTTTGAAACATTTACTTGATATATATTACTAACAAGAGGTTATTATGAAAGAACGACTACTCTACTGGTTACATCGTTACGTGAAGCGATTACCATTTTTACCACCCCTTAGTTATGGTTTTTGGGCAAGCTTAGCCTGTCCAGGTAAGGAACCATTACATTTCCACCATGACGGCTGTCCACATTGTGATTGGTCAGACAGTCGAGGTGACTACGCTGGGAGGGTATCATGGCACGTGTAATTACAGGACCAGCAACAAACATTACAAAACATCCTAAGAGCCACGTCCGAGGGTGGTCCTTGGGCTGGGCTGAATTACTAGGTGCTGACATAGACGAGACGTGTTCGGCAGATATTTACGATTACGACGAGATATACCTAGACCATGGAGTTAATTGGGCAGGAAGCCTTAACTTATTTGCAGGTGCTACGGACTCGGTGTTCGAAAGGTTTGATAGACTTATGCAGTTTCACTACGAGTACGGTAAGATAGCGTCTCTCGACTGGGAGATGCCTGATTACGGGAACTTCCTTATGAAGAGATTGAAGGCACCCACCACATCAGATCATATTACGCCAGCTTGGTGTTCTAGGTTATCGGAGGTGTGTAAGGCTATAAAGCATATTAAGCAAACCGATTTAGGAGTGGAATGGTTATCGTGGGGCGACAGTCATACACCCGCATTCGCACCGAAGGGGAGCGCTGTGTCTAAGTTGGACGGGCGAACCTTGTACGGTGTAATAAAGGATAACACGCTTGACAAGATTGAGGTTGACGATCGTATCAAGGGCATCACACTGTGCCTTGGTCACATCGACGTGAGACATCACCTGTGTCGGCCTGAAAGCATTTCGGTTAAGGAGTTATGTGAGGAGTACTTAATAGCGTGCCGTAAACTGCGTGACCGTTTGAATTATTCTCTCACGCGATCCGTTCATATTGAGGTGGTGGCGCCGGTTCCCATCGAGCACGAAGATAGAAAGATACCAAAGACAGGTTACTTTAAGAAGACACCGTTCTACGGGTCTAGGGAAGAGAGACAAGCGAAGACACTAGACATTATGAATTGCTTGATAGGGGGAGAATTTCCGGTTATATCACCACCGGGTTACAGGTACAGTATGGATGGAGAAGAGTATGCTAAAGAGTATATGGAACTAGGTGGTTCAGTACACATGGCTCCGCCTTACTACAGACGTTACGATAAGGAAGAGTGGAAGAATATTAATGTCAAAACCAGATAGGGAGTAATACCATGTGGGATACAGGAATAGAAGCACCAGCACGTTTGGTCTTTAAGAAGAGACATTCATTCGATGAAGACGTACAGGTTGTAGATTATCCCTATGGAATGGTTACTGATTTTGTGTTTATTAATAAGTTAGATGATCATCCCGATAAAGAGTACATAGACACAGAATGTATAAAACATATAGAAGAGCAAGGCGATAGACAGGAACATGATACTAACGTAAAGGGAACTATGACTGACTGGTATTGTGCACATCTACCTGGTTTTAAGGAGTTAGGTTCATTAGCATGTGAGTTCGCCCGCACAGCATATCCTTGGATAACACACCCTATGGCGTGGGATACATGGGGAAATAAGTATACGAGTGAACAATATGCCGCAATACATTGGCACAGACCAGCACAAATATCATGGACGTATTATCCTAAACTTGATCCAGATCATCCAGGTTTATTCTTTCCAGATATGGCAGATGGACATGATGCAAAGCCTGGTATAACAGTTCTTCCAGAAAGCGGAGATATGTTAATGTTTCTAGGAGGGACTAGACATGGTGTAAAGCCTACAAAATTTAAAAATCCGAGATACGTCATAGCAGGTAACATATTCTTTGAATACACTGAGATGACAGATGAACATAGATTGGGACACCATAATAGGGCCAATACGGAGAATAGGAAATCGATCTTAGCTAAAATGGCTAATCCAAATCGTAGTACATCAGCAGACGTAAATCAGGCAAAAACAGTTTTTACAACAGCTAGGATTAAACCGAATGAGTCATAACGTACACGTAACAGATGGTATCAATAAGGATTTAGTAACGCTTGATAGAGAGTGGTACATGGAACAGACCAAAGGATGGAAAGATCCATACGGTTTACCTATGGTAGTACAGCACGATGGATTCAACATTGTTCGGGACGATTTAATGGTTGGAAGTAAGGCTAGGTTTGGTGATTACTTTATGTCTCAAGTTAAGGAAGATACTATAGTATATGTTTGTCCAAGGAAGGGATTAGCTGGATTAGCTGTGCTGAACTTAGCTAAGAGATACAATAAGAAAGTTGTATTGTTTATGCCTGCTAGTAAGGAAATCTCCGATCATCAAGCATGTTGCATAGAGAGAGGTGCTATACCAAAATTTAGGAGAATTGCGGCCATGCCTAATTTAAATAAGATGGCCAAAGAGTACGCCGAAGAGGTAGGAGGATTCTTCGTTCCATTGGGCTTGTATCATCCGTTAGTAGTCGCGGGTGTTGCACGAGTTGCAGATAACTTGACAAAAGTCTATGGAGAACCGAAGGAAGTGTGGTGTGCCATTTCGACTGGAGTCCTCTCACGCGGACTCCAGATCGGGTGGCCAAATGCTACATTCTACTCAATCGCTGTTGCACGTAATCTGAAAGCAGGTGAATTGGGAAGATCGTATGTTGTATCAGATCCTAAGCCGTTTCTAAGAAATGAAAAGGAGGATCTACTACCTCCGTTTCCAACTGTTCCCAACTATGATGGTAAGGTGTGGAAATACATGAAGCATAAGGGTAGTAAAGATGCATGGATGTGGAATGTTGGTATGGAACCAGAATTAAAATCAGAGCAATGGTATCAAACAGTAGATAGTCAACGAGAGTGGGGAGAAATACGGGATTGAGAGTTTTAGATAAGGGTTTCATAGAGGTTATAGATACATTAGGTAATGACCTAACAGTCGTTAACTCTGCTCGAGTTTCATTCGGTAAACGTAAAGAGAAGTTTACCAGTAGCGATGCTAAATTGGTTAAGTACCTAGCAAAGCATAAACACTACTCGCCGTTTAGACATATACAAGCACAGTTCCATATAAAGGCACCTGAGTTTGTAATGAGACAGTGGTATAAACATGTTGTTGGTATTGAAACTACATCTAATTCATCTACTAAGGATCATGCGTGGAATGAGATCTCTGGAAGATACACTCCTGTTATAGATTACTATGTACCTACGGAATATCGTGCACAGTCAGATGATAATAAGCAAGCTAGCGAAGGATTGATAGCAAAACAAGTAACGGCTGAATATGTGTGGGAAGATGCAGTACTATATGCAAAGGAAGCATACACCAAATTATTAGATTTGGATGTAGCTAAGGAACAGGCAAGAGCCATATTACCATTGAGCCAATATACTGAAGTTTACTGGACGGCAAGCTTTCAGGCCATAATGAATTTTATAGAGCTTAGGTATGAGAAGACTGCACAGTGGGAAATACAAGAGTATGCTCGCGTTATGTTAGAACAGGTACATGAACTATTTCCGGAAACAACTAAAGCATGGGTAGATAAATGAATATTGAACCAACTAAGTATTACGATAACTATTTAAAGTATCATCAGCTAGCAGAGAAGCAGCAGAAGGATTGTAATTTAGGTCATACCCTACATGAGGAATGGGACGGTGATGATGATCTACTTAAACAAGTACAACTGTATGATGTTGTAGAAAGAAAGTATGCAGGCTTTAGTCAGATGATTAATGACATCTTCTACGCAGATACTGATGATCATCCTTACATAGATAAGATACGAAGAGGTACAGCTTCGAAGCAAAGATTAGCTTTAGCTCCGATGTGGCGAGGTAAGCATGCAGATTTTAAACTACCAGAATGGTTATACATCTTCATGGTACATAGGTTATGCGGTTCAGCAATTAACTATGCACAGAAACCTTCAGGTTATCATAACTCTATTGTACCTCATTTCTATAAAGATTATACTATAGAGAATATGGTAGAAAGAATTAACAGTGGAGAACACGATCCGTTCTACACATCAATAGGCTATCAGTTTCCTGCATTTCCAAAACCACCAGCAGGATCTAGCTATAAACGTAACGGTGATTACTTCATGTCTGAAATGTTACCTGGTATGATAAGAGAATTTGCTAATTGGTTAGAGCAAGGTGGTAAGAGAGAGATACGAGAAATAGGAGATTGGTTATTTGATTGGAACGTGAAAAATGAATGTCGAAAGTTCAAATTTCAATATGCTGCGTTCATATCTGACATAGCAGATTGGTATCCACAGTACGTTGTTAGGGAGTCGATGTTCTACTATGGCTCTAATGCAGTAGAGTGCATAAAGTATATGGCTAAGCCCACTTCTAGAATGAATAAGATGCAGTTTATGGACGAAGTAATGGAAATGGTTTATAGAGATACTGGTGCAGTTCCTTATAATGCAGAAGATGTGATGTGTGATAGCATTAGGTGGATAGAGAACTACATTAGACCCGGTGAAATGTACGATCATTTAGATTTTAATAAAGTATGGGGTTCATCAAATATAATAGATCATCCGTGTGGTAGACAGAAGATGATGTTAGAACTAGGGTTGGTAAAGGATTTTAATGAATTCAAGTCATTCCCATCAGATACAAAAGTATTAGACATGAATGGCGTAACGGTAAAACAATATAAGGATATGGTTATAGATCACTTATATGAAGGATAGACATGGATTGGATAATGAATCTACTTGGTCATTGGATGTGCCTAAGCCTTGGAGCAATGTTAGGAATGCTGGTTATGGCATTATTCTGTGCTTCAGGCCGGAGCAATGATCATTTAGATAAGGTATTAAGAAATATAGATCACCATTAGTATTTATTGCTAAAGGAGTTGTACATGATAGATTTAGTAACCATTGTTGGAACAGTAGGAATATCATTGGTTTTAGTTATAGTCGGATATGTACTAGCAACGTTTGCTCAGAGAGGACTATTATTAGAGATGAAGGAACAGATACTAGATAAGAATGAAGAAATTCAATATCTTAAAGTTAAGCTCGGTCTTGAAGAAGTAGACTTTGATTATAATGGTTGGTCAGATGATTTGATACCGTTAGATAATAAACCGGTGAAGAACTAGTGGAAGCTGAAAAAACAGGATCAGTTGAAGTTGAAATGAATGGTGGATCTCATGATCACATGAAACCCGATGCCATATACAATAAACCTGAAAACCTAGTATATGTTAAAACTGCTGGAAATACTATTTATGTTGTCTGCGACAGAGAAGATCAGATGGATGTCGTAGTTAAAAAGTTAACAACTCCACAATGCAAGTTAGCTGGTTACGAAGAGTGGGATAAAGATGCAGATAAGAAATGGATACTTACATTTTACTGTATAGATGATAGTCATGAAATTCAACCGGAGTTAAACTAATGCCTAATAGAAAGGCTAAGGATCGTAAGCGAAAGAGATTAAATCTAAATGCAAGATTGAACAAAGAAGGAAGAACAGCTAAGCAAATAGCAAAATACAAAGCTAAAAATCCTGATGCGAATAAAAATAAATTTGGAATAAGTTATAGGTAGCAAATGAAAGCGTACGTTATCTATTTGCCGAAATCACCTAAGAGTGTTGAAGCGGCAAATGTAACTATACAAACTGGTCGAGACATTGCAAAAATCGATGTTGAGTTATGGGAAGGTTTTGATAGGGTTACTGGACCAGAGAAGATGAAAGAAATCGGGTATCTAGAATATGATAGCAGTATGTCATGGGGATACTCAGATGTTGAGGCGGCTATAGGTACATTCTTTAGTCATCATTCTCTATGGGAAACAAGTGTTAGAACAAATGAACACATCTTAATACTAGAACACGATGCACATTTTAAATCTCCTTTAAACCATTTAGACCTGTACAAGAATCATACAGGTGTTATTAATATTGGTAAGCCACAGAGAGGATTACCAAACATTAAAGTATCAGAAAAATGGTATGCAAACAATAAGAAACCATTATTAGATAGGTCTAATTACGAAAGGCCGGCACCGTTCAAAACTTCAGCTCGCGGAATTCGTAATACTAAACCGATTAGGATATGTTGTTTATTTGGAGCTCATGCTTACATCGTATCTCCAAATGCAGCGAAGATATTAATAAGAAAGGCTCGTGAAAGAGGAATGCAACCAGCTGATCTTCACATACAATGTTTTGGATACGATTTAAAACAAGAGCACACGGTTGAAATAGATGATTGTATACCCTTTACCGTACATGAACGGAGTTCGTTCTCACTAATACAAAAGATTGGTCACCCATTTTTTAGATCTGGTTCTAAGTGGGGAAACAAGACTCACTCAGCTGAAACTGCATGGGATGATTATGGATAAATTTGCAGATGAACTAGGAAAGCACGTAAAGGAGATTCCACAGAAAGTAGCAAACGTAAATGTACGGTATAAGAAAGTATGGTCGCAAACTATATTGGACGAACATGGTTATGCTCATTTTCTAAAAGTGGCACAGGATACAAATTTAAAGTATCTGCATTACTATGCTAAGAAAAAGAAGAACAGGATAGAGGCCGATGATGTTAAACGACTGTATAATTTCTATACGTGTACAGTACTGTGGAGTATTTGTGCCTCGTTCATGAAGGGTTATGATCATTTTTATTTACTAAAAAATAAGTGCATATCAGTAGAACCCGATATAGGACCTAAACGTAGATGGGAACTTAAGTTCAATTATCCAAAAGCTAAAGATGATTACTATATGCACGTATTAATTTGTTTAAACGAAGCATCCATACGGGTCTTTGATGTAAACAAAAAAAAGTGGATTGATAAGCAATTAAAGGTTTGGCCTGGAGATGCAATAGTAATGCCAAATGGTGCACAATTGTGCGGAGAGTTGGGTCAGACAGAATACGAAAAACCATTAAGATTTTATCTTGCTTCATATAGCACTAAAGAAAACAAATATACTACAGCAATGTGGAAAGAACCAGTTCATAACGGAATAAATAATAAAAAGTTATAATGCTTACTCAACGATTTAATCCACCAGAAGATTGGTTGGCAACTGAACACTGGAATTATAATCAGTATTTCATGGGCCTTGTAGATATGTTACATTTTATATCTCTACATTTTAAAGTAGTAGATAGATCTAGACCGTTTAGAATGATAGAAATAGGATCATATATGGGGGAATCCACAATGCTATTCGCAGCATCTGGAATATTTGATTCTATATGTGCCATTGATCCGTTTAAGGGAAGTGACCCATCGATGGGTTTAGGAGAGCAAGGATTGAATTGGAAAGACGTTAAAGATGAGTACGATAATAACACAAGATACTTTAGCAACATAACCTTATATGAAGATTACAGTTATAATGTAGTTGAGAAATTTCCAGATGGATATGCAGATTTTATTTATATAGATGGAGCCCACGATTATGAAAGTGTAGTACAGGATTTAGAGTGTTATTTACCTAAAGTTAAGAAGGGCGGACTTATAGGTGGTCATGATTATAATAAGTGGTATGAACCGTATGAGGATGTAATACGAGCAGTTAATCATGTTGTCGGTAAACCAACCAAAGTATTTTTAGATTCTAGCTTTGTAAAAATAATACGTTGAAGATTTTATATGTAAATGACTGGTCGGTAGGATCAGAGTTTTCAGCATCAAACACTGGAAATAGTTATATGTGTGATATGATATTTCATGGTGCTAGGAGTTTATTCGGTACAGATTGTATAGATAGTACTAGGGCCTGGTATATGTATGACGATTCATACGTTGATACAGCTAGACATAAATTATATGGACTTGGTTTTAATTATGCGGCTAAACTTCCTGTTGTAAAAATAGATAGGTCTAGTTTACGTGAGAAAATATTAGACAGATATTTTGATTTAATTATTTACGGTATGGGTAGACAACGATTGAAACCATATTGGGATGATGTAATAAAGGTTTATAAGCGGGAACAGATTGTATTGATTGATGGAAATGATAGAGGTAATATCTTACTCAATGATTCGTTAGTAGAAAAAGCTTTATACTTTAAACGAGAGTTTGTAACTCCATCTAAGTGGCCTAAGGGAGTATTACCTCTTAGTTATTCTATACCAAAATCTCAAGTAGTAACTACACCTGTGCAGAAACTTGGTAAGGATCAGTTCGTATCACCGCCAAATCATGGAGAATATGGTTTTAGAAATGAAGAAGAGTACAATAAAAATTATCAGAAATCTATGTTTGCGCTTACAAGACAAAAGCTCGGATGGGATTGTCTTAGACACTATGAAATTGTTGCTAATGGATGCATACCGATTTTTTACAAGTATTCGTCAATTCCTGATTCAATCATGACAACATGGGATAGATCACTCTTTCGCGATGCATACAAATTAATGTGGGATACAAAGAGTCAAAATACCAGGGTATTAACAAGGTATTATAGAGATTTAGCTGCCGCATTTACAGATCAAATGTTAAAAAGACAAACAACAGAGAAGGCAGTTGAATACATTCTGAATCACGTTAATATTTAATGATATGAATATCGCAGTCATAGCAGGTCATCTTGCATTTGGTTTAATAGCATTCTCGTTCTTGGTTAAAGATATAATGTGGCTTAGGGTTTTATCCATAGTAGCTAGCTTATTTTCTGTATTTTATAATTGGGTTATTCCACCTGAACCTATGTGGATTCCAATAGGCTGGAACTTTGTATTTGTTGGTATAAATGTTTTTAACATAGGCATACTGATATACGAAAAGAGACCAGTTTCCATGGAACCAAAATTACAGGAATTGTACGATACTATGTTTAAGTCAATGACACCAGTAGAGTTTTTAAAAATATCTAAAATAGCTGAGTGGAAGTCTATTAAACCGGGAGAGATTATTATAGAACAGGGTAAAAGGGTTTCTACTTTAAACCTTATCTACAATGGTACTATTGATGTAGCCGTTGATGGTAAATGGGTTGCAGAATTAAAAGACGGTCAGTTCGTTGGAGAAATGAGTTTCTTAACGGAAAAGAAGGCTACAGCCACTTGTATAGTTAAGCACAGTACAGAAATGTTAATGTGGCAACAGCCTGAATTTAAAGAGTTATTGAAGAGAAATCCGTCGTTATACTATTCCATACAATCGTTATTAACATCACAGCTTGTAAAAATTAAGAGCGGAAAATAAATGAAACGGATTACGATTAAAGATAAGAAAATTAGAAGATGGGATCATGGTTTACCTGGTATTGAATGGCCGCACATACTAACAGATCACACGTTTAATGCTCCTTGGCTTATTTGGATTAAGAAAGAATTTAAGAACCTTCTAAAATCAGTAAGCAATGATAAGCTAGGAAAAGATCAAATAAACAGTGATGGTTCTTTTAAACCGGGTGTTAATACTTTTATGACACCAGATGGATTAAAGGAAGTTTCTTCGTTTAGTAAAGTATTAATGTTTCATCCGCATGGAGTAGATAGGTGGGCCGAGACTATTAGAGAATTAATACACTTAAGTCCAGATAGATCAATAATAGAACAGTTACGTAGAACGTATGTCACAATGGTTCAACTAACGCTAGTATTTCCAAATTATATTTATGGATGGCATACGGATACAGATCTTAAACGAGTTAGTGGAGTTTGTTATATCGGGAATAATGGATCGGGTACTATTGTAAAATCTAGCAGTAATATTGTAACTGTTCCATGGAATGATAATAGAGCATTTTGGTTTTGTGGTTCGAGTACAGATAGAGAAGAGGCATCACTGTCTAGTAAACGTAGAAGTGAAGTGTATAGCAATGGAAATGATTTGTTTGAAGATGAGTGTGATCCACTGGTAACGTTTCACATGTATAAGAATGAAACAACTTTACCCAGGAAAATATGCAATGTAAACATTATAACAGCTGCAAACGCTATAGGAATAATAGGATTGTGCGACGATGCTAGTAGATGGGGAAATCATGGAATTCCGTTTAATGATATGTACAATCTATACGGAAGAAATGAAGCCGGCTTACAACTAAACAAATGGGATTTTAGAGTAGCTTCTGCAAAACGTAAAGATAAGAATGTAATACGTTATATATGATATGGCTAAATTAAAAAAAATAGGAAGACATCATAAAATTATGTGGCCTCATCAGGTAACAGATAATACTTGGGATGATCATTGGGAGAAATACCTTAATAAGACGTTTGAAGCTGGAAAGAAAAAAGTTATAGAAGGTTTTCCTAAACAGTTAAACGAGGACGGATCATTTAAACCAGGACATACAGAGTTACGCGGTAAACGAGGAGCAGTTAATGGAGAAGTGATTGAAGAGTTCGAAGATCTTCCTATCAATCACATTTCATTTTATGTTCCATTTTGTGCACCAGCTGAGGGTAGATGGTCTGAAGTAATAGATGATTTATTTTGTCACGCGTGGGATATTGGAAGTATATCTGAAACTGAATATATGTCTAGTTGTTATATGTCATTTATACAGTTGAATATAATTCCCTCGGGATTTTCATACGGATGGCATTTGGATGCAACATATAAATACATAAGTAGTGTTACCTATTGGGGAGAAGATGGTGAAGGTACTATTTTGAAGTCTAATCATAATCAAGCTCAAATAGAATGGAAACATAATAGAGCGTTTTGGTTTGTTAGATCACCGCTTGGTATGGAATTGAAAGACCCGTTATTAAGTAAAGAGTTATTGAATAAGGTATATGAAGATGATACGTATCCATTTCATGAACCGTGTAACGAACAATTAACATGGCACAAGTATGTGAATACCAAATCTGCATTTAGATACTCAGTTAACATGTTTATGATTAATCAAACGGATGCATTGGGATTAATGGGTCTTGATGATCATTTACCAGGAGATATTAACCCACGTCCAAAACCAGTATCATTCGGAGAGTGGTTGATATGGAATATTCCAGACCAATCGCTGGCTAAGAAGAATGGTGAAATATAGGTAGACAAACTAAAATGAAGTTAGGCGTAATGATGGTGCTTCGAAACGAGGCTGATACTATGGATGAATTTCTTCAACATTATATTGGTGAAGGTGTTGATCATTTTTATATTGTTGATAACGAAAGTACAGATAATTTATACGATGTATTGAAACCGTATAAGGATATTGTTGATGTATTTCAATGGAAAGTTGAACGTAGAAATTGGCATCAATATGTTTCGTTTAACGATAACTTTGCTTACTTTCATAGAGGAGCATTTCACTGTGATGCGTACAAATTAATTTTGTCAAAAAGTACATTAGTAAGGAATATGGATTGGGTTATTCAGGTTAATCCCGACGAATACATGTACACAAGACACAGATATAATAACATCAAAGATCTATTAGAACAAGAAGGAAATACATTTACAACCATAAACGTTGCATTAAAAAACTTTGGTCCTGGAAATACAGTAAAGCAGCCAAAAAGTATTGTTGAGGGTTTTACGTGGAGAGCAGGTTATCCATTAACTGGAAGAGGTAGATTGTCTTCTGTAAAATCAATTACTAAAACGGAAGTTTTTGATACTCAACCAAAGATAGATAAAAATATTGGAGTTCATGCTAATAGACTAATTGGAGTAGAAGAACCGGTTACTGCTAATATGAGATTACAATTATTTTCTGGAAGTTCACCAGCACATAAATTTAAAAGCTTAAGAAGTGCAAGCGAACAATGGTACGATCTAGCATTCATTCACTGTAATCATTATCAAATACAGAGTTTGGAACATTGGTGTAAACGTGCAAAAAATATAGTACAGTGGCCTAAACACGGACATCCAGACTATGCTGCAGATGGAATAAAAAGATGGTCCTTTAGGTACGAACGTTTAAGACAACACTTGTTAACTAATGAAACAATAAGTGATAAGCTTAAAGAATCAAGCACTTTTATGGACTGGAAGGCTAAGCGTGATATTGATTCTGCACGAAATATACGTCTTGGTCAGATGAAGCCAAGGTATGTTGAGGGTGAAGGGAATTATGCTTCACTTGAGATTAATAGAAAGAACTGGAGTAGAGCAGATCTTATGTGGTTAACGAATAGATATGAAACACATTGGGCTCATCATGGTAAAGAAGATACAGAATTAAGAGACAGAAAAAAAAATGAAAAAAAGTGAAAATAAACATGTACATTAACCGGTTTTTACGTGTATATTCTACTATAACAAATGATTAAAAAATAAGCAATAGAGGTTACCAATGAAAAATTTAAACGAAACAACATATACAAATAAAAATATCATCGCTTGGACTGATTACTCGGGTGAAAGAACCCGCATTATTGATATTCCATTTATAGATCTCATGAGAAAGACTAAACATATTGAGGCTGGAGTTGAAGCAACTGAAGGTGAAGTTAAAGAAGTTTGTGTCGTTTGGTGGTTGGATGGAGAAGATGTAATGATTGAGCAGATTTACAATAATGATACAGGCGAAGTTTACTTTGAAGACCATACTGAGGATTGGACTGAGGATGATGAAATTCTCATTAATGGAATACTAATGTGGGCTGATATAGAAAGTTATTTAATGAGTACTGTGTATGGTGCTGGATATTAATAGGGGAGAAAATATGCCGTTAACAAAAAAAGAATGGTTAAATGAAACTGTCTGGGTAGATGAGTTTGGTAGACCGTATAATCTATCAGATGTTCCAATGACTTACATGACACGGAGCGAATCATTTAAAAAACAAAAATTTGATAATAAAAAAATAAATAAATTATTTAAAGAGGAAGTGTATGGGGGATTTCGTAGTGTTTAAAGATAAACAAGTAAAAGAAGTATTGGATAAATTGCAAGATGCATCTGATAATATAGAATATGGACTAAGTGAAGTTTACAGTGCTGAATCTAATCTGTCAAGTATTGAGGGTTTAGATGAAGTATCTAGTGCTAAAGATTATGTTAGTCAAGCAGAGTCTTATTTGTATGAGGCAAAGGATCAAATGGTAGAGTTACAAACGATGATTAAAACCATTGGAGCTCTGTCATGAAAATACCGTTAACAGATAATGATCGAGCGCTTGCTAAAAAACATACTAGAAAGGGATTTAAAGGTCGTAAGAAATTTAACGATCCACTTAGGCAATCGTATTACCCAAACCTTTCTGAAATAGCCGTAGCAAAATATTACGGTGTAGAATGGCAACCGTTTGATGGTGTTAGAGGACCGGATGTCTATTTAGTGGACGGAACCGGTGTTCAAGTTAAGTGTGTATTGAGTTCAGATTATTACAAAAAATTTGTAGGATATGAATTAACCAAATGGGAATGGGAACAAAAACGAGGATGTGATAGGGTTGCATTTGTTTTTGTAAACGATAAGGAAGCTGAGATAGTATCTATACTAGATTATAATACTGTTCTACAAAAGTGTATGCCAATGAATAAGTTGATGAGTGGAGATTCTGCTAATCTCAGTGCCGATTGGACTGGTATACCAAAACAGACTTTGAAGGGCCTAGGGATTATGGAGGAATATGAAGTCACCAACTACAATGAATCTGTTTGAGATTTATGAATACATACAAAAATTAGAACGCAGAATAAAAAAAGTCGAAAAGAAACTTAGTCGAAGTCAAAGGAGAAAATAATGATTTTAGATAGTTTACTGGCAGGAGTTATGCTCTTTAGTTCTTTTGCCATGCGATCACCAAATGTACAGCCAAATCCAGATGACTATGAATTTAGTATTGGATTAAGTCATAGTAATTTCTATATTAATCGTCAATGGGAACGAGAACTTGGCGGAAAATATATTGATGATTTAGTTTGGGCAAAGTTAGATCACGTAGGATATTACTTTAAGCCTGAGTACATGAATAAAGAGAGTCAGAAAATTAAGTATATGAAGATGGATTGGCGTAGATCGTGGAAGGATATATCGCTTGGATTTACTACTCGTTCAACAACCGATGCACTAGATGTGTATGATACATTTGCTTCTGTTGGTATAAGCAAGAAGAAAAAATATAAAGATGATAAGATAGAAGTAGAAGTATCATTCGATGGTTATATGCCACCAGACGAGAGTGGAGAAAATACTACATTTGAATACGAAGATAAGTTTAAAATATCTTGGAAGTTAACAGAAAAAGTTAGACTCTATAATATGGGTGAGGTAGCAAAACTCAAAGGTAAAGAGTACTATAAAGCTAAAATAGGAATTGAGGTTTCTTTATGAAAAAATTTGCATCCACAATGATAACAGGAATGATGTGTGCAGCTGTCACCATGTTTTTAACATACTCTATGATACACATGTCAAAGGTAAACAATAAGATAAGCGAATGGGAAGAAGCGTATGACGTAATACATAAAGATGTGTCGACGTTTGTTAAAGTATCTGATCCAAAAACTATTCGTCTGTATGTCAAGGAATTAAATAAGATACTAGATGAAATACACTTCTTAAGTAGAATGGTTGAGAGTGGGCAATTAGCAGATGAAGGATTGACAAAGATACTAAATGAACAAGTCAAAATGAATAAGAAGATTCTAGAGATGGTAACACTGAAAGCTCATAATAAAACTAGAGATGATATTGAAGATTTATCAGATCGAACCGTAGGAGCTTTAGATCAAACGTATGAAGATATGATGGATATTGATGACAAGCTGGATAAGACAAATAAAAAGATTCATCAACAATTAGATAATATACAAGATGAGATTGATGACATCAAAAAATTATTAAAGACAATGAATAAAAAGAAATTTATGCATACACATAAGGAATAGTTATGCCACGATCAAGTTGGGCCTCATTGGGCCAATCTATACAAGAACTGTTAACTACTATTTATCATACTGTGATAGTCGATAAGTTACCAGAAAAATTAAAAAATGATGAGCCGGCTCCATACATTGATGATGTAGATGAGACGGATACTGACAAACCGATGGATTGGTCAGATATTGAATTAGAAGAAGACGAGGAATTTTTAGGAGTATGACTAAATTATCGTTAATGTTTACGTACATGATACTAGGAAATTTCTTAGCATGGTTTCAATTACAAGGTCAGTTTATGAATGGTAAAATATCAGAATTGATGAAACAAGATTGGACAGTTATTATTTTAGGTGTACCGATTGGTTGGTTATTTTGGAGATCAGCAACGTTATCTTATGAATATTTTGGTGCAGTTTGGAACATTAGACTTATTGGGTTTGGTGTTGGAACTGCAATATTTGCAGTGTTAACCATGGCTATATTAAAGGAGCTTCCTGGTTGGCATTCAATAATATCGATAATTTTGGCAGTCGTTATCATTATGTTACAATTTGCCAATTTAAAGTAATTAATAGCAAGCGAGGAAATATGTTAATGGAGAGAAATAGATTATCTGACTATGAAAAATTTATAGTTATGGCAGATAATGTTCGTGGAAGTTTTACAGGAGGCATGCAGGCCTTTATAGGTTTTAAAGAAGTTTTAAAAGCATGTCAAGAATGTAGTAAAAGTGATTCTGATGATTTTACTTGGAATGGAAAAGTTACGGTAAAACCCGTAACAAGAATCGATGCACAAAAAATGCTAGATGATTTCGATAATATCCGGTGGAATCCGTTATTCAGAATAGTTGCAAACAAATTAAATATAGAATTACGATAGTCATAGTGTCATATTAGTTTGCCATATATGGCTTTTAGTATGTCATGATGGCATATAAAAAAGTTTGGCATACTATTTGCACTATATACCCTGGGTACGCTAATGATTTAGGTACCCCATAGTTGATTAAAATAATAACAAAAAAGGAGAACTAAAATGAGTTTAGTTTTAAAACATCCCACCTTTCCCGGGATTTCAAGAGATAACTTTCTAACACCATTCGATCGTCTGTTTGATACGATGTTCGAATCTAACTTTCCAGAAATTGTTGATACTGTCGGCGTAAGACCGTTCGAAGGTACAGCATATCCAAAGGTTAATGTATATGAACACGAGGATAAAGTTGGTGTAGTTGCGGAAATACCTGGTATTTCTAAAGAAGATCTTGCAGTTGATGTAGAAGATAATGTGCTAACAATAAAGGGTTCAAAACATGGAGCTATAGGACGAGCGATGGAAGAAAATGCTACAGTACTTCGTAGAGAGTTAAAGCATTCATCCTTTGAACGTAGGTTTACGTTAGGAGAATCTTTAGACGGTGATAATATAAAAGCACGGTTTAAAGATGGTATTTTGTCTATTGATATTCCTAAGACGGAAATCAAAGAGCCAAAAAAATCCTTTGTTAAAATCTCATAGCTAGTTTAACATTACGGTTACAAAAAAAGATGGAGCGGTGGATTATTCTGCCGCTCTATTTTGATTTGCGAGTATCGTATAGCGGTAATACCCCAGCCTTCCAAGCTGGTGACGTCAGTTCGATTCTGTCTACTCGCTCAACGGGATATTCCAAATGCAGTTAATATCACTTCTTGATACTAACGGACTACATAATATAATTAAATGAAAATAATAAGAGCATCTAACGGCAAATTATATTTAGTATTATATGTATATCATAATGGATTACCTGATGGTCTTACTAATGAAGTTGCAAAGAAACAATGGGGTTGCAATACTATTTTGAGAGGACCGGACGGTATTTATATGTGTAACGAAGTCATTGACGCAGAATTTGAGGATCTATAATGTTGAACGACAGTACAAGAGAAAAGTTATTTGTGCTGTTGATAATGGTTATTATGGCTGTGTCTTTTATATTACACATACCAAAATATATAGAAGTTTGGAATAATACTAAAAGGATCGATAATGGAATTTATTAAGAGTAAAGTGTTTCCTTATATAGTTGCATTGAGTGCAGTGTTAGTTGCTTTTAGTGCGGCTTTCTTTTCTGTATTTGGATTATCAAAATTATTTGCCGGTGCACAGACGTCAGTAGTTATTATGGCTGGAAGCCTTGAATTCGCGAAACTGGTTGCGGCGTCTTTTCTTTATAGATATTGGACAAGAGTACCAGTATTCTTAAAGAACTATTTACTCATCGGCACACTTGTTCTAATTTTAATAACATCAGCAGGAATATTTGGTTTTCTGTCTAATGCGTATCAGGGTGCAACTACAGAATTTGAAAAGCAATCTACTGTACTGATGTTTAAAGAAGATCAGTTAGAGCAGTTAAAGGAAGATAAGATATTTCTTAAACAAGAATTAGAAACTGCAATCTCTGAACTACCAGAGAATTATAGAACAGCAAAGTCAAAATTGAGAGATGAGTATCAACCACAAATATCAGAAATAAATCAAACTATTCTCAATACTAAACAGGAAATAGGAGATTTAAAAACAAAGTTAGTTGATACGGGTGTAGATGTCGGACCTGCAATTTACTTGGCTAGAATATTTAATACAGAAATTGATACGGTTGTAAAGTGGTTCATATTCATATTAATATTTGTGTTTGATCCGTTAGCCGTATCTCTTGTTATCGCAGCAAATATAGCATTTGAGTTGGCGTATACGTCTCGTAAAGAAGAATTATCAGAACCTAAAAAGAAGAGTAACTGGAAATTCTGGGAGATTTATAAGGATAAAAATCCAGATGATGCTACAAAATCAGAATTCGAAGTTAAACGAGTAGATAGAGAAGATAAAAAACTTTAAAAAAAGTGAAAATAAACATGTACATTAACCGGTTTTTGTTTGTATATTCTAATATAATAAATGAGAAATAAATAATGAACTTGAATATAAATAGCCCGTGTCTTATTAGACGTAGCGATAGTGCTGAAACAAGTGGGAAAGGGCGTAAATCCACATCGAAAATTTTTTAAAAAAAGCATGTACAAGTACCGGTTTTATCGTGTAGATTCAACCATAATAAATGAATAATAAATAAACAATAGAGGTTACTAAATGACACTAATCGAACAAGTTAACAACATGAATATAGACGATCTAAGGATGCTAAATAAATTAGCTATTAGTCGTATCAATGAACTTACATCAAACTATCGCTTTAACTTTAAAGCTGGTGATAAAGTTGTAATTGATAATAACGGTCGTGGAGATATTCCTGGAACAGTTATAAAAATTATGCGTAAGAACGTTCAGGTAAAAGCTGACAAAGGATTTGTTACCTATAACGTTACGCCAACTCTTCTAAAACATGTAGGAGTAAAATAATGAATACTTCTGGAATAACAGTTGAATGTAATGATTGCGGTAGGTTTATGACCGTTTCAGATACTGCCACCGGTGGTACCTGTTCAACATGTACGCACAGACGATGTATAGGTTTAATGTCTGATTCTGATCGAGATAAATTATTTGGTGTTTCGCCCGAAAATAGATCTACTAAACCACGTGGATGGAGATGGATGACTGAATTTGTTTTGGCCGATGGTACTGTTTACCATAAAGGTGTTGAGCAGCCTGATCTAAAGGGCACGCGTCCAATTACAGACATAGACGCTTTATATAAAAAGCGTAAGAAGAACAAAGAAGCGTTGCAAAAAAAGGAACATAAGGCTCTTTTAGCCCACGCGAAGAAAGTTAAAGAAGCAAAGTCTGCTGCTGACGCTTTGAAAAAACAAAAGGATTTTTTAAACCATAAAGTAGGAGATAAGTAATGCCTAAGAAGAAGACTAAAGGTCAATTCTCAAATTACAAGAAATGGAAATCCGATGAAGGTTACACATTTTTTGCGAGAGACAAGGATGATGCAAAATTGTATCTTAAAAAGATGGATCATCTTGGTAGTGGTTTCGCAGAGGTGAAGTCTTGAGACCAATTCCAAATTGTTTTATTGAAGATAATCATCTCATCAATAAAAAACTAAAAGAGGTTACAGTTGAAGAAGGATTAGAAATTGCTAAAGAACTTCTTGAAATTATGGCCACGAGAAAAGACGCTATTGGTTTAGCGGCTAATCAGGTTGGTATTGATGCTCGTGTGGCCGTTGTTAATGTTAGAGAACCTCTTATCTTAATTAATCCAGAAATTACTGAAGAGTTTGATGAAATAACATTTTATGAAGGATGCTTATCGTTTCCAAAAAAGGGCGTCTATACTAAACGTTATAGAAATGTTGTTGTTAAGACTGCTCAAGAAGAAAGTGGATGGTACTTTAGTGGTAATGAACAGAGTCATGATGGAAAGGGAAGTTGGGAAAAATCTAAGGTTGATAAAGATAATGAGTTGAGATTATTAGAAGCAGTGGCAGTTCAACACGAAATAGATCATTTAAACGGAATAACTATTCATGACAATGCAACACCATTACAACCAATAATTGCAGAAAAGAAACCTGGTCGTAATGAAAAGTGTCCGTGTGGTAGTGGTAAGAAATATAAAAAGTGTTGTCTCAATAAACCAAAAGCTACAGATCATCAAGATAGACACTGGCAAGATATTGAATATGAAGGAGCCAGAAATGCTCCATTAGAAGAAGGCGGATGGGCTACAAGTAATACTCAAAATGAGTAAGAAAAAAAATGAAACAAAAGCTGTACCCAAAAAAGCTGCTGTCAAATCTTCTTCATCCGGAAAGGGTGATAAACTTAGACGAGGAATAACTCAAGATGAGTGGGGAGAAAAGTGGGAAAAGGTTTTTAGATCGAAAGAGAAGTTGGAAAGAACGGAATCTAGGTCGATACATTCATCAAAGGTTGAAGGAAGAAAATCTAACAAGGAATGATTTAGATGAAAGTACAATTAATTTTTTCTTTCAACAGTTTAAGACAAGAGGTTGCGCAGGTCATTCAGAATGGTCAGAGAGATTTCAGAGAAATATTTGGATAGAAGATGACGAATGAAATTGATTTTATTCCCGAGATTAGAAAATGGAAATGTATTATGGGAGTGCGATAATTGTGGGAAAACGGCTCAAGTTAGTTGCTTTAATACTAGAGCTGTAGCATTAGTTTGCTCTTGCGATATGACATGTCATCCTAAATGTAACAATAGATGGTACTATGATGGATTATATCATGAAACAAAATTAAAAGAGAAGTACGAACCAGATGAATAGATTTATAGATGTTTTTTGGAATAAATATTATGGTCCGGATGAACAATATCCAGATGAAGATAACTATAGAGTTATATCTGCAATTGTTTTTAATAGATCTGTTACACTAATATGTGTATGGAAAAAATTACATTTTTATTTGAGTATGTCAGAAAATTTGCAAACACAATGGGACGAAATGGCAGGACCACCAAAAGAACGTGTATGGGAATTTAGGATTTTATAATGGCAAGAAATATTTGGGGAAATAAAGTAATAAGAAAGGAAGATAGGTATACATCAAAATCAAAGTTTACACAATCGGATATTAGATGGGAACAATTTAAAATCGTTATTTGGTTGGTATTAGGTTATGCTTATTTTCATTTTATAGCAATGGGGTGGACATGGTAGAATTTACAATTATGTTTGTATTCTTTTTGAGTCTTTTTATAGTTCTGTATATGGAATCTAAAAGAAAATGAATATAACATATAAAAATACAATTAATCCAGAGTTAAATTCTAGGGGTAAACCTATTACTTCGTGGATGGAAGACTGGACTTTAAATCATCGTAAGGCGAAGTTTTTTGAGTGGTGTAAAGCATTTGATAAACGTGAAGATGAATTGCTTAGGGATGATTATCAAATATTTTCTCACAGGCTACATTGGCATGAACATCCGTATTGTGAAGATATGAAAGATGTAGATGATTTACATGCACGTATAATGTACACTATGATATTTTCATTTTCTAATGAACATTGGTTAACACATAAAACTCTTAGAAATCATGGAATCAATGGGTTAAAGGAGAGATTTGTAACTGAGCGTCATGCTAGAAATGATTTGTTTCAAATTTATTATCCAAAGGGAACGAATGTAAAAGAGTGGTTATTAGAAGGTCCAAAAAAATGTGCTGATGATATGGTGCACGTGTTAGAAGGAAGACATAAACAATGGACGATGATGGAATTAGCAAAAGTATTTTGTAATTATTTCAAAGAAAATCAGGGATTTAGAGCTCCAATGTATCCGTGTAAAAACTTTGCACGATATATGGCTATGACTTGGCCACAAGACTACAATCCAGAATCTGTTTTATTTGGTGGAACTGGACATTTTGATGGAATGCATCAGATATTTGGTGGTAAAAACTTAATGAATAAAGTTAAGTACGATATAGAAGATGGTGAATTTATTGCAAAAAATAAATATGGAGAATTATGGTTAGATCAAATGTACGAATTAATGGATGATAATCGTAATCCAATGAGGGAACAAAAGTTTTTAAACGTAGAAGATAAAACGTGCTTTTTTTATAAGCATATTGCTATCTCTCATGGTGTTAAAAAACCAACAAAAAGGATTCCGTACGAATGGATATTCCCAAAAGATTTTAGTTTAAGGAAAGTATAATGAAAAAATTAATAATGACCGTATTAGAAGAAGAGTGTTGCAATAAACAAATCAACATGGATTCTATAGCGGCTAGAGAAAGTATAGCCTTAGCGATTATAAACAAAATGAGAAATAGTAGTGGCGGATGGTTCTTGGATTTAGGATCATACCCGCCTAGAAAATCTTCTAAATCTTAATATTTATCTAATATGGGTGTAATTAAAAGTAGAACAGAAGTTCGTGCTCCATACGAAATCGTAAAGAAATTATTTTTAGATCGTGAAGGAAAACTATTTAAGTTTTTAATTCCTTCGTTTTGTGAAGTAACTCATTACAAAGGGATTCGTCGAGGCGCCGTAATTAAATTGAAACTGTTCGATAAACCATGTGAATTTAAAGTGATAACATATTCTACAAATAAAAATAAAACATCGTTCAACTATATTATTACCAAAGGAGACATCTTTAATGCAAAGTTTTGGTCGCATAGGCATTTCATTGAACGATATGAGGACAATACGGTTATAAGAGATGAATTAGCATTTACGTCTAAAAATAAAATACGAGACGCTTTCCTTCATGCATTTTTGTTTTGTTCATTTCGAATAAGATCTTTAAAGTACAAGATCTTTTTATTTTTCAACAAGTAAAGGAGATAATAATGGCACAAAAATCATGGCCCGAAGAGCGGTCTGAGATAGCTATTTGGTTGTCTGGCTTTTTAGGAACGTATAAAAAATGGGTTGATAAGATTTTGGATAATGACGATCATGAAGTAACAAAAAATAAAATAGTAGATTTACTTTCAGATTGGATAGCAAAATTAGAAGAAGAAAGAACGAAGATATTAAAGATGTCAGATACTATTCATGAATCTACAGATGAGTGATATTTATTATTGATGAATAGAATACTTGAACAATCCTCGAATACTACTAGTTATTCAGCCGACCCGGGTGAACCGGATACTGGTTGGGTTCCAGGTGGAGAAGTTAGAATGTTAGGCTTTGAATCCGGAAAACCGGAATCATGGTTTCATCAGCTGGAATTTGAACAGGTAGAATTTCCTGTAGCAGATCATATTTATGGGAAAGGTGTTAAAGCTGTGTATAGCGTTACTAAGAACGTTCAAGTAGTAGATCTTAAAAAGATGATGAAAAGTATTGATGCTGACATTGAAGAAATTAAAAACAATACATCCGTAATGTTGGGTGATTTGAAAAAGAGAAAATAAGATGGAAGAAAAAGATATTTTAAAGGCCATTAATCAAAAATTTAAAGACTTAGCTTTACGTGGTATTTCAATAAAAGCATTACCGCCAATTGGAAAACTCCATTCCTTAGATAGAAAAGCTGTAGAAATAGATTTAAGTAAGGTTGGAGCTGGACTTGATGCAATATTTAAAGTAATGAAAGTTCAGATTTCAGTTGGACATGATAAATTAGGTGCGGCAATTTCTTTACAGTATGATTGGAAATTTTGGAATGGTGGACAAAACGGTCATAGAGCTAGACATATTTATTCATACAGTAAAAAGAAATGGGATATGGGATAATGCCGAAAGAGCTAGAACCAAATCAAGATTTAAAAATTAATGCTGGACTTGTGGGTATGTGGAAAAAAGCTGGCTTACGAGTAAAGAGTTTTAAGGCTACTAAAAAGGGTCACAATGAAATTTGGGCTGGAAAATTTAAAACTAAAAACGCGATACTTCAAATGAGCGTTAATAAGTTTGGTTTTGTATTTTATCATGCTGGAAACAAATCTGTAAACATAGGAAGACTTGATAAGCAACGTAAGATAATAGATTGGATGAAAGCAATAATTAGAAATGCTCCATGGGCCGAATCCGTAAATGAGAGGAAATTAAGTTCTCAACAAAAGAAAGCAATATTGATAGCTATAGAGATGAGTGGTAATATGACTGGAGCTACCAAGAAGATTGAAAAAATTAAAAAAGGTTTATCTAAAGATAAAAAAGTAAGGGATGCTCTTCAGCTTGCAAACGAATCGGTAAATGAAGATATAGTACGCGATGAAGTTCACGCTAAAACAAAAAGAGAACTTAAAGCGGCCATAGCAAAAAGTATGAAAGAAATATTACAGGGTAAAACACCAAAGTATGATATTATTAATGGTATGACCGGAGAGATGATTGGTTGGAAAGATGGTCACGATTATATCTGGCAACCAAGTGCAATTCCGTATGCAGAGAGAGAATTAAAATGATTAAAATAGATGTTAGCGTTGGCGATACAATTAAAGTAGGAAGATTTAAAAACAAATCAATCGTAGTTAAAGAGATTGGTGAAGACGATCACGGCATGCCGACAATTAATGGTCGTTCAGTGGTTACTTTTAGAAAAAATCGGGCCGGTGATATGTACAGAACTAAGGATAAAGTTGAAGCAATGCTTAAGGATATGGGCTTGCCAGATAATAAATAAGTTTTACGAAACTGTGAAGGTATAATTATTAGTATGAATAGATTTCAAGAAATGATAGAAGATTCGTCTCCAATCTTAGATTGGGACACACTATGTAGAGAAGTACGATGGTTGTATAAGAATAATAAGGCCGTGTTAGAAACTGTTAGCGATGGGGAGTTAAACTTAGATGAGACGGCATTAGAAATTTTTCAAGCATTAATATATGATTATGCGCTGTCTAAGTCGGATAATCCTGGTTTTAAATTAAGTTACAAATTAGCTGAGGCGTAAATATGCAAGTGAATATTCCTTACCTTAATGGTGTGGATTCTGATGTAATTTCTATTACACCAATACTAGATTTTTCTGTAAAAGTACCATATATAACTTCAACCATGGAGAGCTACGAGATGAGTACTAAAGATATTATATTGAGACTAGAAGCAGCCATAGAAGATAAAGATTGGGAAGCTGTTGAGTTACTATTAGAAGATTTAAGATTAGACGGTGATTATGATAGAGGATATGATCAATTCGGTGGAGACGAAGAATACTAAAAGATATGGGCCCGCTGGGTATCGACGGGTGTTTTTTGACAATTGAGTGCAGCAGAGTTTGAACAAGACTCGAGACAAAAGGTTCACTAACCAAATTGGCGAATTTTCGCTAGACGGGTTGGTAATAGATTGGCATTTAGCCGATACTGATTCAGCACCACTTGTTGGAGCTGAGCTGGCTTACCAACCGACTTACGCTTACGCTTAGGTCCTTGGGTTGTCTGACACCCGAGTATAAAATAAGTTAGACAAACAACTCTATGTGTGAGAGTATAAACACACCAGTTAATGGATATGTTCTGCAAAAGAAATCCACATGGTTGTTTGCTAGTTGCTACCAATGGAAACTAGCTAAGCTGTAACGACTCATTGTTAATAGCAGGCCGGACGGGAGTTCGAATCTCCCCGGGTCCACAAGATATATGAAAAAAGTTATAAAAAAGTGAAAAAAAGCATGTACATGTATAGTATTTTATGTGTATATTCTAACTAAATAAAACAGGAGTTCGTAGTGAATATGTTAAACAAGTACATTCTATCAATAATAGCCGTTACAATGATAAATGGATACATTAGTGTTCAGTTCATGAAGAGTAATAGAGAAACATACAAGGGTTATTACGATGAATTGATGTATGAGAATCAACAATTAGGACGGGAACTGGATGAATTTTATGCTTATGGTATAAAGGTTGATGTAACAATGTATCAACCAACGCGATATCAAACAGATAGTACACCGAATATTACAGCTGATGGAACTAAAATTCGTATTAATAGTGCATCAGATTATAAGTTCGTTGCTCTTTCTAGAAATCTATTGAAACGGTGGGGTGGACCATTTGATTACGGTGATTTTATTTTAATTAAGGGTACTGGTAGTAAAGATGGAGTATATCAAGTTAGAGATACCATGAATCCAAAATGGGTTAATGTGGTAGATATTTTAGAATCAAAGGGTGTTAAACAATACAAGTATGAAAATTGTGATATTTTTAAATTACCCTGGTTAAAAAAAGAAGAGGAAAATGCATGAAATTAGGTGCTGAACAGATAGTAGAAAATTGGCGACTACTACATGAAGTTATAGATACAACGTTTAAAGATGAACGTTTAGAAAATATAAAAAAGTTACACAATCATTTTGAAGATAGAATGCAGATAGCACCTGCTTCTGCTACAAAATGGTTTCACAACGCATTTCCAGGTGGATATACTTCTCACGTTTTAAATGTGATAAAGTGGTCTTTAGAATACTGGAAATTATTTGAAAAGATGGGAATGCATGTGGATGACTTAGATAAAGAGACGATTGTTTTTTGTGCAATGTTTCATGATCTTGGTAAGATAGGTGATATGGATAATGATTATTATATTACACAGCCAGATGATTGGAAAGCAAAAAAATGGGGTCGACCTTATGATCATAATCCAGAATTGCATTGGATGAATATAGCTGATAGATCGTTTATGATATTAAATCAATTTGGAATAAAGTATTCTCAACAGGAATTTTATGGTATAAAGATGGCAGATGGATTATATGATGAGGCAAATAAACCGTATTTTTTTGAAGGTCAAGAATGGAAAGCAATTAAGACTAATATTGGTTTCATAATACATTATGGAGATTCTTCTGCAACTCGATGGGAAAAGGAACAATACATGTTGTCCGGAGAAAGTGCAGTAGATTTTCCAAAAATTATGAAGGGAATAACCAAAGACGACGAGGTTTTGAAATCTCTCGATGTAGATAAATTAGGAGATTTATTCAAATGATACTTGAAATAATTACAATAGTATTCGGTATAATATTAATTGTACAACTATATGTCATATACAATTTGTATCAGAAGACAGATAGCTTGGAACAATGGGTGGATTCTACGTATATAAATATACAAGAAACATTAGCTGAATTTAGAAAAATAGACTCTACTGGTCATTTCGAAGCAGATGATGAGATAGGTGTAATTTTCACACAATTAAAAGAAACACTAGAAAACCTAGAAAAAATTACAGAGGAATAGAAATGCCCAGAAAACCAAGCAAAACACGAATGTATTTTCACGAAGGTACAGAACAGGGAATTATTGATTATAACAATGCAACATCTTGGAGAGAAAGAAATTTAATATATAACGAACACTTACGCGCTCCGTTTGAAAAATTAGTTGAAAGTATCATACACACGTTTAAGTTTTATTATTTTGATGTTCCAACAGAAGATGTTAAACACGAAGTCATATCGTTTATGATTACTAGATTGGGAAAATATAAACAAGGTAAGGGAAAGGCATTTAGTTATTTTAGTGTAGTTGTAAAAAACTGGTTAATATGTCATAATAACGGCAATTATAAAAAATTAAAAACACACAGCGATGTATTAGATCTTAAACATAAGGATGTTAAGAAAGTTACATACGTAGACGATTCAGAATCTAGACAGGCCGAATCTTACTTTTTTTCTTCGGTTAAAGATTACTGGGAAAATAATATTGATAAAGTATTTAAAAAAGATCGTGATAAAAAGATTGCATATTCTATTCTTGAATTAATGGATAAAGTTGACTCTATTGAAATATTCAATAAAAAAGCACTTTATATTCTATTAAGAGAAATTTCTGGAGCCAAAACCCAACATATAACTAAAGTTTTAAATGTAATGAAGGGTCACTTTGCCAATTTACATAAGCAATGGATCACAACAGGCTCTATTAATACAATATCTACCCTACGTCGTTTTTCATAGACTAGTATATTTATAATCAAAAGGATGTTCTAAGATGTCTGCTGATTATGAAATATACAAAGGGAAAACAATTGCCGATCTATTTAAGAAGATAGACGACAATTCCAAACGCAATAAAATTCAAATAGAATCTCTTATTCAAGAGATGATGGTCTATATTAAAGATCCACAAAGCGCTCAAACATTATTTCCAATGATTAGCGATTTCATGGAAGCTAACATCAGAAATGATGAGCTACTAGTTAAGTTAGGAGCAGTAGTTCAACGAGTTATGCAAGCAGAATCCAAAAACCAAGAGGGTGAATATGGTCTATCAGATAAAGAGAAAGATCAAATTTTAGGAAAAATAGAAGAAGCAGCACAAAATATTCAAGGTGAAATAGACGATATTCAATTGGATATTACAAGCAAGTCCAAATAGGGGACAACATGCAATCAAAAACAATCGCTGGTATCTTTGTAGATAACATTGCAGATAGTAGCAATCCAGAATTAAACCTTTCAGATGCGTTAGCAACTGAGAAGGGTGCTAGAGACATTGCCTCTCAGATGATTGCCGCATCACAAACGGTATCTATTCAAGCAGTTCCGTGTGAAGTAGATGCAGTACTTTATAACGAAGATGATTTAGATAAATTTGGATTGAAAAGTTCAGCATTTATTGGTGGTATTAAATGTACTCCAATATATTCTGCACATGAACTTGGTAGAGGTGGATCCGGATGGGTTTTTCCAGTAGATCCTCATATAAAATATTATCCAATAATTGGTGAACTGGTTCCCGTTGTAACTTTTGGTGGACAGTCATATTATTATCCTCCAATAAATTCAAAGAATAATGTTAATCACAATGCAATGGCAAAAATTACTGCTAAGAGCGGAACTGGAAAATATGATAAGTCTAAAATAAAGGCATTTCTAAGTGGAGGAAGAGATAAGGATGCATTTGAAGTTTCTGAATTTCCTCGTCCAGTTAAACAATATCCAGGTGATTGGGCTATTAACGGTCGTAACGATCAATCTATACGAATAGGAAAAGCAGCAGAGCAAGACGGTACATCATATTCTGTTATGAAATTTAGAATTGCAAAAGAAGAAAAGAAAGCAAAGAATTTATTTCTTCCACTTGAAGAAAATCCGAATGAAGATGTAGCTTCAATATACATGATGAGAAATGAAGATCTTGAGTTAAATGTAATTCCAAAGGTAGATGATGAAACTACTCCAGTTAATTTTAGTGGAGAACAAATTTTAATAGATTCAAAAAAGTTAATTTTTAATTCAAAATTAGGTGGAAACATAAACATTTTTTCAGGAAAGAATTTTAATTTTGTAGCAAGGAATACAGTTAATCTTGTTGGCGAATATATTAGGATTGGAGATGTAAATGTTGATAAAATGCAAAGTGCAGTTATGGGAGAACTTCTTTGTGAATTTTTAGCAGAACTTTTACAAGAAATTAATAGATTTGCAGGAAAGGTTAGTGGAGCAACGGGTATTGGGAATATCGGAATAACCGTTCCAATTCCAGCATTAATGGGTGCGGGATCAGGATTACAAGCATATATTTCAGAACATACGAAAGAGTCGTTACAAAAACGATTATTGAGTGGTAACATTAAATTGTCAAGAAGAAAAAGAAATTTAAAAAGAGGATTAAGAGAAGGAATTGGTAATGGCTGATTTATATTGTAAAAATATTACGTCATTAAAAAGACATCTTCCTCAAAATGCTAAACTTCTATTGGGAGATCAGATTACTGGAGGTTCTGCAATTAAAGAAAGTCATGGTGATAAATCGGCTTCAGGAATAAGTGATGCGGAGTTAGAAAAAAATAAGATTGCTTCTTCCATTTATGGTCTTAGCGGAAATATGGTAGAACTGTTTCCACTTGGCAGTGTATTGGGTCCTGGAGATTTTGTTTCAGAGGATGGATTTATCGCAGGTTCGGATGGAGTAGATGTTATTCACTCTGGTTATGGTGGTGAAGCTCGAGCTTTTGCACCTGGAACACATTTACGTGATGGAGATATTGTTATAAATGGTAAATTTAGAGATGCAGATGGTAATTTAATAGAAGCACCGGCTGTCGCATCAAATGGAAGTACAGTATCAGATGAAGGTGCCGTAGTTTCTCCAGGTGGTGCAGATCCTGAAGCGGATGAATACTGTTCACTACAAGAATTGGCTGGAAGACCAGAAGAAGGTTCGTTTTTAGATGATTTGGCTCAGGATTTAGATATTGATTTAGACATTCCTGGTTTAGACTTTGCATGGTGGGTAAAAATACAGAAAAAAATAAATGAGTTAACTGCATTACAAGGAAAATTTCTTGCTAAAACAAAGAATTTGGTTTCGTTAATAGAATTAGACCCTGAAGATGCATGCAAGTATGTTCCTGATATTAGTAAATTATTAGAGCTCATGCAAAAAGTTCAAAGAACCATTAGCAAAATTAAAAAAATATTGAGAGCAGTTAATAAATTAATTAAAAAAATGAAAAAGGCTATTAAACTTATTAAGTGGCTGTTTGCTCCAATTAGATTGGTAGAAGCATTCCTATTTTGTTTACAAATAATAGAAGGAATGGCAATAATGTTAGATCAAGCATACAAAAATTTAACAGATACAAGCAAATTACTTCCACAATTGATTTCTTTGTTGAAAAAACTTTTAGCACAATGTGCAACAAACAGAGGAGCCGAAGCAGGATTAAGTGCAGAAGAATGTGCAAAATTGGGTGGAGTTTTGGTAGATAGAAGAGCAGGCGATATGGGACCCACCACCGGTGGAAGATTAGCGAATGCATTAGATGAATTGGCTGATGGTCTTGGTGATGAGTATGGCGATGATGATTACATGAGACCAGGACTTGGATTAAATGTAGGAGATCAAGTTAATAGTGGATCTGTTGTTCGACATTCGAATCCACCAGTAATAATCAATATTTATGGTTCAGCTGGTGATGGAAGTGGAGATGGAAGTGGTGATGGAAGTGGAGATGGAAGTGGTGATGGAAGTGGAACATCGGTCCAAGCACCATTTATAGTTCCAGATGATGAATTAGATTATAGTGCCGGAGATGAAGGAGCCGCTGGATTATCAGATAATGCAGTATTATCAGAAGAGGAATTAGAAGCACTGTTAGATTCTCAATTAATAGATTTAAATGATTGTATGACAGAATTAGATGATATGGATAAAGCAAACAATTTTGTTTAGTCATATATATTATTAAGAATGAAGGGTATTACCATGAAAAAAGATACAACTAAAGCATTAAGGGGCATAATAAAAAAGATGGTGTCAGAGGAAGTTTCTAAACAAATAAAATATGTTATAAAGGAATTAACTGATCCAACACCAGTTGATGCAATTGGTAAAGAAGAGCATCAACCAAAGTATACTGAAACTAAAAAATATACTGATGATCCTATTTTAAACGAAGTTTTAAATAATACAGAGGGTGGTATATCTAATGGTGCTCCAGCTGGATTTGAAGAATATCCAACTTTGGGCGGTGGTGCTGTTGACAGTGTAGAAAAATTAGCAGGAATGCAATCTTCTATGCAACCAGTACAAGACACGGCTAATATGCCAGATTTTATGAAAAAAGCTTTTAGCGGACATTCAGCAAAAGTAGTTAAGGCAATAGATAATAAGCATGGCACTAGAACTTAAACGATTAATAAAAAATTTAGCAAACTTAAAGCATAGACAAACTTTGAAAAATAAGTTTTTGAAGACTAAGCCTAAAATTCAAGAAATGAAACAAAATGTTGAAAAGGCTAATGAAGAAGCGATTGCATTTCATGATTATGTTAAAAGGGCAGAAGTTGGAATGGATCCTGCTGGAGTTATTCCTCCAATGGAAAAAAATTCATTTAACCCTCTTGTTGAAACATTAACTACTTTAGTGTCCAATACATCATTGACTTCAACGCAAAGAATAGCGTTAGTTGCTTCTCTTGAATCATCGTTGGATATAGGTATTGCTGTTACAAATAGTGGTCAACGATATTTAACTACAAGGGCACGAGCAACTGAACTTGGAGCTTCGTTTACAGAAATGAATTCAACCCTTGCTAACGTGCTTAGTGGCGGAAAAGGAACACTTAAATAATGGCATTAGAAAATCCAAGAACAACAACAGTTAGGTTAAGAGATAAAGATCCGGATTCGAAAATAGGAATAACATTACCTATTCAACGGGGACAAAACGGGTTTTTTCAACAATCAAGTACACTGCTAGAACAAACAAAAAGTAATTTAAAAAATTTATTATTAACGGTTAAGGGCGAAAGATTAGCTCAACCAGAATTTGGAAGTAATATTTATAATATTTTATTTGAAAATATGGATACAGGTTTTTCTAAAAAAATAGAAGATTCTATTAGAGAAGCGGTAGCAAAATGGTTGCCGCATGTTATTCTAAATGCAGTAATTATAGATGCTTCACATAATACAAATACTGTGAATATATCTGTACAATATTCGTTAGTTAATGATGCGTCAGCATTAGAATCATTGTCTTTAAATTTAATACGAGCTGGAGATTAATATGGCGAGTGTAAAAACTAGGCCTAAAGAGGTAAACTATTTAAGTAAAAATTTTACAGGATTCAAATCCGATTTGATGGAGTTTGCTAAAACTTACTTTCCAACTTCGTATGCAGATTTTAATGAGACGTCTCCTGGAATGATGTTTATTGAAATGGCATCGTATGTTGGTGATGTTCTTTCATTTTATATAGACGAACAGTTTAGAGAGTCGTTACTGGTATACGCAGAAGAAAGAAAAACTATTTTTGATATTGCTCAATCGTATGGGTATAAACCAATAATGTCAACGCCGTCTGTAGCCAATCTAGATTTTTTTCAAACTGTTCCAACAACTGGTACTGGTGCAAATATAAAACCAAATTATGATTATGGTCATATTATTAAAGTTGGGTCAGTAGTAGAAAGCGAAGAATATGCTAGAACTTTTAGAACGTTAAACGAAGTTGATTTTAAACATTCAAGTTCTATGGATCTTACTACTACATCTATTTACGAGCTAGATGACGATGGTGTTACTCCAACAAAATATTTATTAAAAAAATCGTGTAAAGCAGTTAGCGGAACAGAAAAAACAGAAACGTTTGAATTTGGAACTGCTGTTGCTTATGATCAAATTAAATTGGGAAATGGTCCAGTATTAGAAGTATTATCCGTTGAAGATGCAGATGGCAATAACTGGTACGAGGTAGAATCTTTAGCACAAGATATAATTTACGATGATGTTGAAAATACTGCAGAGTTTGATGAAAATTTAGCGGCGTATAATGAAACAGTTCCATATATTTTAAAATTAATACGAACACAAAAGAGATTTAAAACTAAATTAGATGTTGATGGAAAAACTATATTACAGTTTGGATCTGGAACAGCTACTTCTGCAGATGAAGAAGTAATACCAAATCCAACAACAGTAGGAAATTCTTTTACTAATAGTAATTACCTAAACAATAATAGTGCACTGGATCCAGCAAATTTTTTGACTACGGCAGTATACGGAGCAGCGCCGTCTAATACAACTCTTACAATTAAGTATTCAGTTGGTGGAGGTGTAGAATCTAATGTTCCTTCTAATAGTATAACAACCAAAAGAAGCCTAATAACTGTTATTAATTCTTCTGGGTTAGACACTGCACTGGTTCAAGAATCTTTTAGATCTATTGCTGTTAATAATCCTGTTCCAGCAACCGGTGGGAGAGGAGAAGAATCTTTAGCAGAAATCAAAGAGAATACTAGACAGTATTTTCAAGCACAAAATAGAGCAGTTTCTAAAGAAGATTATATTACAAGAGTTTATAATTTACCTCCAAAGTATGGTAATATTGCAAAGGTTTATATAACGCAAGATGATCAGATCAATTCTGGAGAAGGAGTAATTCAAGAACAAACAATTACTCAAGAAACATTAGATGATTTTGGTGGAGAAATACCAATATCAAAGGTTCAGCAAAGAATGCCTAATCCAATGGCTTTGAATTTTTATGTTCTTGGATATGATCAAAATAAACAATTAACAACGGTTAATCAAGCTACAAAGAAAAATATTAAAACGTATTTGGGGCCATACAGAATTTTAACAGATGCAGTTAATTTAAAAGATGCGTACGTTATTAATGTCGGTATTAGGTTTTCGATTTATGTCAAGAAAGGGTTTAATAAGCAAGAAATTATATTAAAATGTATTGATAATGTTAGAAACTATTTTGATCCAGATCTATGGCAAATAAATCAACCCATAATATTAGCTGATATTGCATACGAAATATCTTTGGTTGAAGGAGTTAACAATGTAGTTCCTCCAATAAACAACAATCCTTCTGGGAATTTAATTGTTTTGGAAAATAAATTTTCTCAGGCTTTAGGTTATTCGGGAAATATTTATGACATTCAATCTGCTACTAAGAATGGAATAGTTTATCCGTCTTTAGATCCAGCCATATTTGAATTAAAATTCCCATCAATTGATATTGTTGGTAAAGTTCTAGGAGATTATTAATGGCTCATTATTTTGAATATGCCGATAAAGATGCAACTATATTGAGAGGTGCAACGGAAGTTGCAACTGGTAGTTGGAAAAATACCGGAATGGATGAAATATTAGAAGTTGGTAAAAATTTTACATCTGGTACTACATCGTTTAATCAAGTTAATAGATCACTCATTAAATTTTCGACAACTATATTGTCTCAATCTGTTGCTGATGGAACTATTGGAGCAGGTGTTACATTTTATTTAAACATGTATGATGCTGGTGCCACGGAATTAAATCGAGATAACACACTGTATACGTATGCTGTTTCACAAAGTTGGGACGAAGGTGATGGAAAAGCAACTGATCTTCCACAAACAGAAAATGGAGTAAGTTGGAGATATAGAACTGCAGATACTGGTTCTGAATGGGGACACGTTGATAGTGGTAGTTGGGGCGGAACTTACTATTCAGGATCAGAATACACAGGTTCTCAAACATTTAACAAGAATGATTCAGTTGATATGAGAATGAATGTTACCAACATTGTAAACCATTGGATTAGTGGAAGTATTAGCAATGAAGGTTTTTTAGTACGACGAGGGTTGAGTGAAGAAACTAGTAGTGTACATAGTGGAAATTTTAAATTCTTTTCATCTGATACTCATACAGTTTTTCAACCCAGATTAGAAGCAGTATGGAATGATTCTGTTTATGATACTGGTTCATTGAGTGGATTGACTTCTACACAAATAGAAAGACTAACTATAAACATAGAAAATTTTAAACCAAAATATAAGAAAGGTACACTATCAACAATTAGAATTAAGGGAAGAGAAAAATATCCTGCCAAAACACATTCTGTAACATCATCGTATATGGATGTAAAATATTTGCCAAGCGGATCTAGCTATTATTCTATAGTTGATAACAGAACAAGTACTACAATTATACCATTCGGATCAGGATCTATTATTAGTTGTGATTCTAATGGGAATTATATTAATTTAAGAACTGAAGCATTAGAAGTAGAAAGAGTTTACGAAATACAGTTTAAAATAGAAAGCGGTTCGGGTATTAATAAAACTGTACAATATTTTGATGGAAATCATCAATTCTTGGTAGTAAAATAATGGATTTCGATTGGTTAAATAGTCTTGGATATTTTGAAGTTATAGAAATGTCTTTTTGGATGGGTGTGATGTATTTTGGAAAATGTTGGATAGACAATTACTTTAAAGGAAAATAGATAATGCCATATAGTCAAGAAGAATTAGAAGCAAACGAACATTATACTTCCTTAAAAGTTCGAGATGAAATAAAATATAATCAAGAATACGTATTTTCCAGAGATAAGTGGCTTGCTAAAGGTGGTGAAGCACATGATTCATTTAGAAATGAAGATGACGTTATTCAATTGTATGAAGATCCAGAAACGGGTGACTCATTTCCTACACCAAATCAACATTTACGGATTTGGTTATACCAAGTAAGATATAGAACCAACGCAGCCACTAAGGATATACTGGATAGAGAATTTAAGGAGTTCTAATGCCTAGCTCAAAAACACGCAGGTCAACAGATATTCCTAAAAAGTTATATGATCTAATAGCATTACCAGATGCAAATGATTATACAACATATAGGGATGGTGTACAATATCCTCAATTTTCAGGAGAAGGTTATACGTCCGTAAAGTGGCCTGATGCTCTATTCGGTTTAGATCCTAATGATATTATTAGAATAAACATTTATGGAAACAATAACGAATTAATTGCTACAGAATATGTTACCCATGATAAATTCGAATCGTTTATAAATTCAAGTATTCCGAGTCATCCAGCTATTGTTAGTTTGGATGCTGGTAAAATTTTAAGAGATCTCGGCTATCGTAGAGGAAGATTTCATTTGACTTTTGATTTTATGAGGATAGAAGCTGGAGGACCATTTCCGTTATTGGTTAATGGAGCAGAAAGGATATTTAAAGGTTCTTTTGAAGAAACTGAAGGCAGTATTTTTGCAGCGGAACCGCATATTGATTCTGAAACAAATGAAGGCGATCCACTATATGTAAAAGAAAATAAATTTATTCTTCAAGAAATATCATCTGGTAAGGATGAAGTTATAGTATCTCCGGCGTTTATTAACGATGAGAGTTATAGGGAACGATTTAGAATGGCAGCATATAACTGTCTTAATTGGTTTCCAGAAGAAGGAATGACGGCTGGGTTTCCTGGAATAACATCAAATTTTATAACATTCAATACTGGAACAAATTTACCAAGAAATTGGGTCAATGGAACAATAAGAATTAATGATGCTTATTTTATGGGAAAAAGAATAACCCCTGAAGAAACTGATGTTTTAGTAGTAGAACCAGAAATTGATATAGAAAGCAGAAGACCAAATTTGCTTGGCGATATGAATATGGATAGTTTATTTGGATGGGCAGCTCATGGATCATGGCCAAATGCTGGAGTACTGCTAAGCGATAACGGTTTCGGACACAGAGCATTGTTTTTAGATGCCGTAGCCGAACCAAATCCAGCAGGTCAATTGGCAATCAGAGCAATTATACAGAATACTATCCACTTAGATTATGAGAGTCGCCATCCAAGTTCTCTTGTTGGAACTAACTTATCTTTTAATTTAAAATCATTCGATTGTCCAGTTGATCTAGAAGGAGTAACCTTTACAACTAGCGCGTATGTAAATGCACCGTCTGGAAGTATTGTACGATTAAGAGCTCACTCTGGTCCATGGGGAATAAGTGGAAATGATGCAGTGTCCGGACCATATACTGCTACTGGTGAATGGCAAAGAATTTCTCATACTTTTACTCTAACAAATACATCAACTAGGGCTTTACAAATAAGATGTCAATGGGATCCAAGAAATGCAGGAATAGATCCCTCTCAAGAATCAAGTTTGGGTCAATATGCTACGTGGGCTGGAGCTCAGTTAGAACAGGGTTCTTCTATGACACCGTTTACTCGATCACAAGGTTTTGAAGATGGAACAGTAGAAGTTGCAATAAACGGTACTATTAAATTTCAAGATCCGGATGGGGTTTTAATGAATGCAGTTTTTGCAGACGGTGATGATACGTTTACTCCAATTATGACTGGAGGAACTTTAAAAATTCATGATGCAATTGCGATTGATGATTTATCTGAAGTTACAATGTTTAGCGATGCAGACATAGAAACAATATTCGAACCAACAGTTATTCCGAAAGATGGTGACGAAGGAAAACCAGGTGGTTTCTCACCAGAAGGATGGGATCAAGAATTAAATGGACAAGCTATAGCTGTAAGAGATGAAAATGGTGATTTTATATGGAGTAGTGGATATAACGCATTTGGATCTGGAAACAAATGGTCTAATGCTGGTACCGCAAAACATGGATACCAAGCCCAATGGAGAAAGGGTAAGGGAGTCGATGGTGGTCCAGCTATGTTTTTCCCAGATTTAAATTATCAAAGTTATATTTTAGAAGCTATGAGAGCGGCTGCTTTAGAGGAGTGGTCAAATCCAGCTAAGAGTTGGTATCTTACTCGGGGATTGGCTGATCCTCGTTTTGATAACAATACACAGTTGGCTAGTTGGTGGCCACATAGATGGATGGGAATTGCATGTGGATGGAATACTATTGGAGCATTGGCTGCGTATGGTGTAAAACCAGGAGATACTATTAAAGTAAGTTGGATGCAAAAATCGGCTCCGGTAAATTTTGATCAGGGTGGTAGAAAAGGTGCAATGATTGGACTAGATCACTTTTTACTTGATGAATTAACACCTCCAGAGCCTCCAGTAGTTGAAGCAAGTGAAGTGTACGAAATGGATAAAGCAATTTACGAAGCGATGAGTGAAGTAAATGTGTTTGATATAGCTACTGATTGGTTCGATCCGGAAGAAATTGTAGAGGGTGAATACGTTAATATAAGACCAGATTCGGGTGATACACCAGAGGGTTTCTATGTAGTATCACCTTCAGATTATCCAGAAGCAAAACCTCCACCACCCGCTCATAACTCTCCAGGAGCAAGAAGTCCAAGCGGAATATGGCTAGTAACGGATTTAGATGAGCAAGAACGTAGGGGAATATTAGATGAAATAGAAGAACTAGAACGGGAAGATTATGAATCCGGACATTTTAAAGAAGGTGCGTACATAGCTCAAAGAGCAAAATTACAACAAAGATTAAATAGCATGAATCAGGGTGGAAGTGCCAGAAAATCTTGGACATTAGATGGCGAAGTATCAAGTGATTTTGAGTGGAATCAGAGTCAGAATCAGTGGATTTTAAGAGTAGGTGTAGAGAATCGAATGGTGGGTGAGGTTAGACCAGGTTTTGTTAATATAAATGGTGCATTGGTTGAAAGTGAGGCGTTTGGTTGGAGATGGAATGGTAGTTCATGGGAATCAAACTATGTTTACTTAGGAAATTTGGGTTCCACTACAACGGGTCTTTTTAGAATAGTTTCACACGATGGATTTTTATTTGAAGCTTCTAATGTAAGTTTTTATCCAAGTAGGGATGATTGGGTTTCAACAAAAAATATTTCAGCAGATGAAAATTGGACTTGGAAAGGAATTGATGGATGGGTTTTAGATGATAGTGTTGAAACAGAAGAAACGGCTGATGGAAGACATATTGTAAGAGTTAAAACGATGAGATTGGATAGAGCGCACATTAGTGGTGGTGATAATGAGGGAGATGGAACCACTATGCACTATCTTCCATGTAGTCTATACAATGAATGGGAAGAAGTATCGTTTGATTTTGTAGTAAGTGAAGAGTTTAGTTTAGAAGATAACACGTGTTTACGAGTATACGGACATAAAGGTGATTACGGAACACTTTATGTTGATAGTATACGAATAGATTTACTTATGACTTCAGAAATGAGAGCATCAGTTGATGATACAGCATTATTGGCACCATTAGAACTAGTAATTGATGAAGTTGTTGATTCTAATACTATTAGAGTACAGAACACTTACGAGGAAGCAGCGGAACAACAAGGATCTGTTCTTTCTAATTTTAGAGTTAATAAATATTCTACATTTGATAGAGGATTTGAAGTCGATTATGTTAGTGTTCCAGCTAGTGAAGATAATGTCTACGCAAGATACGAGGGAAAAGTTTTAGATGTTGTTAACGATGATGCACCAAAAAAGATTGTAGTTGATAAAACATATCAAGAATTTGGACAAGAAATAAATGCAATAATGTCAGGATCGGAAGCAGTTAACGCAACTACTGCATTTGAAGATTATTTTGTTAGATATCGAATAAATGATCCAGATAATTTATACACATATATGATTACTGGTCCTGATTCTAAAACGCTGATTACAAATTTTAAACCGGTAAATTCTGAAAATTATCCGGGATCAATAGCATATAAATTATTAGAACCACTTTCTGATGATTTTGAACCACTAGACATGGTTTATATTGCAAAAGAAGTTACACCGTCGTTAACAGAAACTGTAGATTTAATACCGTTTTTAGATGAAAAAATATCAGATACAGTATTAAGGTTACCTAGATTTCAAGATTTAGAGTCTCCAATTAGAGAACGACAAACAGAATATTTATCTCATACTGATATTGTTGGAAACGGTAAATGGGTTAGAGAACAATTAGAAAATAAATTATTAAGTGGAAGTCTTGAAACAGCAAAAATTAATGTAGATTACAGGCAATATAAAAACTTTGTACATTTTGGTTCAGCCGAAAAACGATTGTACAATATGAAAACAAAGCTTACTAATTTAGAATTGTATCAAAATTATAGTTCATCATTAACTGGAGATTTAAGTGGATCAGGATATTTAGGAAGTTCACAAGGGACTTCAGTTAGTGGATCTGCAGTTGATATTCAAAAATGGGAGGATTCAGCTAGAGAGGTTATTAATGCTTTTGATGATTTTGAAGAATACATGTACGTTCAAAGTTCTTCATATATTACCAGTTCAATAGGAGAATTTTATGATAACGCTGCTCCTAAATTATCCGGTGATGGTACACTAACCAATCCGTATCAGCTGTATTCAGTTTCTAGTTCTGTATTTACTACGTGGTACAGTGCTTCTCAAGTAACTGCTAAAGTTTATGATAGAAATAATGCAAATAGATTGGTTAACTTATTACCAGAGCATATTTCTTATGATCAAACAAATAATCAATTCTTAACATTTATGGATATGATTGGTCATCATTACGATAATATTTGGTCCCATGTTGTTGCATTAACTGATGTACATGATAGAACAGAAGATGTAACTAAAGGAATTTCTCAAGCTCTAGTAGAACCGGTTGCAAAGGGATTTGGTTTTGAAATGCAAGAAGGAAGAGATCTTGTTAGATTACCTCAATATTATTTAGGATTACAAGAGTCCGGTTCTCAAACTGGAGTATTCAATGTTAGATGGAGTAAGAAATCTCAAAAAGATGTAACAAGAGAAATATGGAATAGAATTCTTGCATCGATGCCTTACATATTAAAATCTAAAGGTACCAAACAGGGATTAAAAGCAATAATTGCAGCGTATGGTATACCAACATCAATATTGAGAACGCAAGAATACGGTGGACCTAAGATCGCTGGAGAAAAAGATTACGAAATAAAACAAAGATTTACAAAAGCATTAGACTTTCAGGGTGGTCAATATCTTGAAGCACCGTGGTATCATACTGGATTTGGACGAACACCAGATACAATTGAAATGAGATTTAAAACACCGTATGAAGTTGATACTGTGCTAGCGCAAAAGGTTAATTCTACGGATGGAATAGATGCTTCGATTTATATTACAAACGTAACAGCATCGGATGCTAAAGGTAGAGTTGAATTTGTAATGAGTAGTAGTGGTCATGGTGAATACAGTATGAGTTTAGGGGAATACTCTGTATATAACGATGAATATTGGTCATTAATGTTAAGACGTAGAAGTACAATATCATCGTCAATATCAAGTTCTTATGATAGTATGCATGTTCTAACTGATGCTGATCCGTTAACTCAAAGTTTTGATTTATTCTTGGGTTATTATGATTCAGGAATAGATGAAGTTGTAGTTGCAAAATCTGCTAGCATGGATATATCAGGAAGTTTATTAGCAAATTATTATAGAACAAGTAGTGTTGCCGGAGATGATAATTGGTATTTTGGTGGTAAGCGAAACGATGCTAGAAGAGGGTCTAGATTTTCTGGTTCGATGATGGAAATAAGATATTGGGGAACACCGTTAACATCATCTGCATTTTATAACCATGTAGCGGCTCCAAAAGCAGTAAATGGAAATCATATTAGTTCATCGTATTATGATATGTCATATAGACTTTCATTAGATGATTACATTAATTTGAGTACTACTCCGTATGGTTTAAAAGATTATTCACTTACAGATGGTCAATTATATGCAACTGGATCTGGATTTGCAAATGAAATTAATTTTAGTAATGTATCAGATAGACAGAAAGCATTTACTCCGGCAATTGGATTGGGAAAGAAATCTAATAAGATAAGAATTGAAGGTAGTATATTAAAAACTCCCGATGGATTACCAGCAGTTTTAAGTCCTACAGAAAGAGTTGAACTTGGTTCTTACGACTTAGCAGCAAATGATTCTAATAAGTTGGGAATATTCTTTGCACCGAGCGATGTTATAAACGAAGATATTATATTATCATTAGCAGATATGGATTTTGGTTCTTATCTTGGAGATCCTCGAGATGATTTTGAAGAAGATTACTATTATGGAAGATTTAAACGAGTAGCAGATACATATTGGCAAAAATGGACAACAAAGCAGGGATTCTGGGATTATATTAAATTGATCAAATATTATGATTTAAGTTTATTCGATCATCTTAGAAGAGCTGCGCCAGCTAGAGCTAAGAAAAATATTGGTCTTCTTATTGAACCAACAATATTAGAACGATCTAAAGTTGTTGTGGGTGCTCCTCCATCCATGGAAGATTTAAAGAAAAGAGCCATATTAGATCTGACACATCGTTTTCCTGTTTCAGGTTCTCAGCAAAGATATAGAGGAATATTAGATTATATAGAATCGTATCAAGTAAGTGGATCTGATGTATTACAAAGAAATGGAATTTTAGATACAGATCTTGGTGGTGAAATAACAAGTACTAAAGAAATAAGAGAGGCTTTATTTCATTGGGATTCTACTCAACCTACCGGTAGTAATTTATTGGAATACGGAACAATACCACTTCCTGGAACTGCAGTGACTGCATCTTCAGAACGTATTGATTTCGAAACTTCCGGTTCGGATGGAGTAATAGCAACAAATATTTCTAGCTTTAATTTTCAAACTTTACAGGAACCAGTAGATTCGTACAATGATTATAGTGGTTCGTCAATATCAACTGGTGGCGGGGATACTATTTTCTTTGAAGTATTACCGCCAAATGTAACGGGTTCAAGATTGGCGAGATACAATCAAGATACTATTCCGTATTTTTCATCCAGTTTATCAGCATCTTATAATTTATCGTATTCATCTTCTTTAGAACAGAGTGAATATGAATCCGTGTATGATTCTCATACAGCATTAGAAAATTTAGCGTATAATGGATGTAAAGAGGATGGTTCAACTGTACCGTTTGGAGAACAATTAAGTGTTGAAATTTTCGAAACTAATCCGTATCAAGTTAAGACTGATTCTACTGGTGGCACATATCTAGACACTGAATTAAAAGGTGAATAAAATACTTAGAGTAATATTTATAAACAAATGAGTTCTACGTAATAATTTTAGGAGAATATTAAAATGGGATACCTCAATAATGCAACAACTGTCTTGGACGCGATCCTCACGAAAAAAGGTCGAGAGTTACTAGCTCGCGGACAAAACGAGTTTAGTATCACTAAATTTGCTTTGGCTGATGACGAAGTTGACTACAGCCTTTGGGATCCCGGACATCCATTAGGATCTGACTACTATGGTCAGGTTATAGAAAACCTACCACTTCTGGAGCCTACTCCGGATACGAATACCATTATGCGATATAAGCTAGTAACAAGAGCTGTTGGTACACGAAAAATGTCGACACTTCTTGGTATAGAATCTTCTTATACTGTGGAATGGAGTTCAGCGGGTAATGAAGCATCAACTGCTGGTCCGATATCACCAACTACAACGAATGTTCCAAATGATGGAACAACAGATCCAGCTGGATATTCGTTTACTGTTCTTAATTCATCGATATCTTACTTGACATCTCCAAGTAATGATGGTGGAGTAGGTGGTGGCGGAAGCATTGATTATACAGCTTCTACACAAAATATTAGTCAAACTGTTTTTGGTAATAGTGTTACTATTCATCCAAAAGCAATTAATGATCCAGGTGCGGCTGCCGATCCAACCACAACACTGATCGTCACTGGCCTTAGTTATGGAGCAACGTTTGCTTCAACTATCACTATAGGCTACGTAGACGAATCATAATATAAGGAAACTTGCCGATGGCGTTTCTAGATAATACTTCACTCATAGTAGATGCGGTGCTAACAGATAAGGGACGAGAAATGTTAGCTAGTAATTCGTTCAGCATCGTTAAGTTTGCTTTGGGTGATGATGAAATTGATTATACAATGTACGATGAGTCCAACTCTAATGGACCCAATTTTTATGGTATATCAATTGAGAATATGCCAATATTAGAATCATCTACATATTCAGATACTGCGTTAAAGTATAAGTTAACAACCTTAAAACCAACAACAAAGCAACTTCCAGAAATGGGAGCTAGTGTTCCATTGACTATATCGTTAACTGGAGATGGAGCAGTTAGTGCAGATTATGCTATGATTTCTCCATCAACTTTAAGGTTTGATGAAGATGAAGAATATATGTTTGAACTTCAAGATGATTCATTTGTTGATTTAATACTTGGTGATTACGCAGATCAAGTTAAAAAAGTTGCTCATAAAGTAATATTTGAACAATTAACTATTGATGGTGATCCTGTTCCTAAAGATGCTTATCAAAGCATTTTATTTGGGGCTAAGAAAACTCCTCTACCACTGAAAAGAAGTGAGCAAGATTTATTTGCAGATTTATATAAATTTTATATTCCACCAAATAAATTTGGTGATATAACAGTTTCAGCAGTTAGAGCAGAAGGTGAACTTTATTTTAAAGGAGTTTCCGGTCCAACACAGCTTATAACATCAGAAAATTTAATCTATTCAGAAGCAGGAATTGTAGTTAGTGTTGAAGGTGCTGGTATAATTTCTCTTGGTTTAACTGATTCCAGTGGAAAGGGTACAACAGATGAAGGCGATGTACCAGCTTCCGAAGGTGAAATAGTATTTGCTACAATTTTAAAAGAGAATAGAAAAATATTAGTTGAAAAAGAAAAGGGCGGATTTAAAGCATTAGGAATCGCAGCAAATAGTAAAGTAATTGTAACGTATACAACTAAAGGTAAAGTACAAAGCATTACTATGTATGCACAATCAATAAATGCACAGAAAAC